TTACAAAGAAGAATTAGTATCTTTAATGACATTTGGGAATTTAAGAAAGAATTTGGGTTCTACATCAAAAGAAAATTCTTACGAATTGTTAAGATTCTGTAATAAAATAAATACAAATGTAATTGGAGGGGCAAATAAATTATATAAATACTTTATAAATAAGTATAATCCAGAAGAAGTCTTAAGTTATGCGGATAGAAGTTGGACGATGAATAATGACGAATCTGTATATAATAAATTAGGATTTGATTTTGTTGGAGAGACAGTTCCAAATTATTATTATGTTAAACATAATATAAGAGAAAATAGATTTAAATATAGGAAAGATGTATTAGTTAAAGAGGGTTTTGATTCAAATAAAACTGAAAGAGAAATAATGTTTGATAGAGGTTATAACAGAATATATGATTCTGGATCTTTAAAATATAAAAAGGAGAATAATAATGTCTAATTTTACTATTGAGGGTAGAATGAAATCTATGCCTGACGTGCAAAGAGTATGGATGTGGAATTTAAAAATTCCTAACATTACTACTTTCGCACCAGACACAGCAACTAAAATGGAAGACTTAATTATTAGATGTAGAAGTATTTCAATTCCATCTAGAACAAATACTGCCATAGTATCAGATTGGATGGGTACTAGACAATGGTTCCCAGGTAGACCTGAATTTCCTGGTACTCTTACTGTAACTTTTGAAGAAACAGACGATATGAAAATTGCTCAGACGTTGTATGAATGGCAAGAAAGAATATTTTCTATTAATCCAACAGCTGAGACAGGTGGTAAATCTCTTGGTGTTAATGGTAGTGCATCAAAAAGATCATTATCTACTAATATGACTCTTAGTATGTATGATTATAAAGGTGATGATTTACCAAAAGATATAATATTTTATAATTCTTGGGTTCAAAATGTAGCTGATGTATCATTAGATTATACTACATCTGATTCTGTAAAATATTCGGTTACTTTCCAATATGATTTTTGGAAATTGCAATAATTAATTTTTACGGAGAAAATAATGTCTAATTTTACTATTGAAGGTAGAATGAAATCTACTCCCGATGTTCAAAGAACTTGGATGTGGAACTTGAAAATACCTTTAATTAGATTAATGGCACCAACGGCATCATTAAAAAGTAGTTTGGTGGAAGACCTAATTATTAGATGTAAGACTATATCTATTCCACAAAGACAAAATTCACCAGTAATGTGTGAATTTTTAGGTATGAAACAATGGTTTCCTGGTAGACCAGAAGTTGGTGGTACTATTACTGCTATGTTTGAAGAAACAGAAGATCAAATAATTGCTAAATGTTTTTACGAATGGCAGGAAAGAATATTTAAAGTAAATCCAATGTCTATTAGATTAGGTGCTGATATAGGAATTGGAGATGGATCGAGAAAACATAATCTATCTACTAATATGGTTCTTAGTATGTATGATTATAAAGGAGATAATTTAAAAAGAAATATTGTTTTCGTTAATGCTTGGCCACAAACAGTATCGGAAGTTTCTTTGGATTATACTTCAAGTGATTCAATAAAATATACTGTAACATTTCAGTATGATTATTGGATTCTTAATCCTGATATAGTAGGAGTATAAAATGAGTAATAAAATTGATTTAGCAAAACAAATGGCACAAGGAAATGCTTTTGATAAAAATTTAAAAGGATTGTCTGCTAATTTAAAATCAACAAATCCATTAACAAATAAAACAATGAGACAATTTTTTAGTAGAAAATCATATTTACCCAAATGGAATTTTAATGTTTTATTTACATTTAATACAAGAGATATAATATTTGATCATCATATAGTAGATATTACTATACCACAGTATAAGACTAAAACAATAACAACAATGTTTGGTCCAGTACCAAGACAATTTCCTGTTATTGATAATGATAATGGATTCCAAATACCAATAGTATTTGAAGATGATAGAACTGGTAATATTTTGCGTTGGATTAATGAAATGCAAGGAAGAATTGTTAATCAGAATGGATATCATAAAGTTCCAAGAAGAACAAAACTTGGAAATATTGTTGTTACATTACGAAATTATGAGGATAGGGAAGTATGCCAATGGAAGTTTCCTGAGGTTTTTTATATTAGTGCTTCAGATGTTCAATTAAGTTATTCTGCAAACGAATCTAGTAGATATACTGTAACTTTTGGAAGTGAGATAATGGAATATATACCAATAGCAGAACCATCAGATCAGAGATTAAATGGAATTAATAATACAATTGATATTGCAAAAGGATCAATAGCTCCATTGACTGGTTTGTGATTTATATAAATAAAAAATATAATAAGTATGTTTATTTTTGAATGGAGGTAAATTTATGAAAATGGAAGATGTAGATACATCCCCAAAAACACAAAAGAAACAAGCTAGTAATGTTGTTAGAGAAGTAAAAGAAACAAAAACAAAAAATAATGAAATTCAACAATTAGATGGGAATTATCATACTATAAAAGGTTTACCATCTAAAGGAAAATTTTATCCAAATGATGTTGAAATAAAAGCAAGACCTTTAAAAGTAATAGAGGTTAAGAAATTATCATCAATAACAGAGGATAATGCCGATGATGTAGTTAATGATATTTTAAGAAGAACTGTTATTGGTATTAATGTTGATGATTTACTTCTTGCTGATAAGTTGTTTATTGTTTTTTGGTTAAGAGCAAATTCATATAGAGATAGTTCTTATAAGGTTGGTTTTGTGTGTGAGAAATGTAAAGAAGAATCTACGTATCATTTTGAATTGGATAATTTAGATATTAATTATATTGATGATGGCTATGATCCAAATAAAGAAATTATATTGAAACAATCCAATGATAAAATATTGTTGAGATTTTTAACAATTAGTGATGAACGATATATGTCTAAATTTGTAGAACAGAATAAAAATACTATGGAAGTTGACGCAGAATTATTGGGATTGTCTATGATGATTGATACAATAAATGGAGAATCTAAAGATTTATTAAGCAAATATTCATATGTGTTAGACCTTGATCCAGGAGATTTTTCACAATTATCAACAATTATATCTGATAATTCTATGGGACTTGAGCCTTGGTTAAATGTAAAGTGTGAGAAATGTGGAGGTGAATCCCATATTGGGATTACGTTTCACAGCGACTTCTTTATTCCCAAATTTGTCTCTTAATGATTTATTAGAAATTGAATTCAGTATAAGTTATAAAATGAATATTCCATTTGATTATAACAATAAGGAATTTTATGAATTAGTATGGATTTATGAAAGATTAGCAGAAGAAATAAAAACAGAAAATAATAGACAATCAGAATCAAGTGGAGAATTTTCATTAAATAACTTACAACCAGGATTATTTAATAAAATGCAAAACAGAGGATAGTATTAATGCCGTTTGAGATGCCAAGAAGAAATAATGATTTTTTAAATCAGAATAAAGTCTCGATGTTTGCTAAATCTAATAATGATTTATTATCTAGAAGTCTTGGTGGTGTGTTTAAAAACATAACTAAGACTTCTGATAAAATTGGAGTAGAAGGATTAAAAAAATTAGATAGTCTTAATAAGATTTTTACTAATACTAATTCGATATTACAAAATCAATTAAAAGTATCGGAAGTTTTATTAAAAGAAAATAAAGAAATATATAAAGTATTAGAACATACCAATAAAATAAATGTACAATCATTAAAAACATTAGAAACTCAATCTAAAATATTAGTTGATTTATCAAAAAAAATAATAGGAACACATTATAAAACTCCTACATTATCTAAAGATATTCCTTTTTTTGAAAGACAAGATGATAAGAAAAAATATAAAAATGCTATTTATTCTATACCCGAAATGATAAAAAAACAAAAAGAACAAGATAAAGAACATCACGAAGAGACTAAAAAAGGTATGGGTGGTATGATGAAAGGAATGTTTGGATGGATTTTTGGTCCGATGATTGCAGGATTAAAAACCTTAGCAATTGGTGGTCTTGTTGGATATATGTTATTTGGTAAAGGTGAATTTATTACAAAACTAAGATCAGGTCTTGTTGAGGGTATGTCTAAAGCTTGGGGATTCTTATCTGGTTGGTTTGATGACAATAAAGATAAGATATATGAAATTGGTGGAAAAATATTAAAAGGTATTGGTGAAGCAATATGGGAAAATAAATGGACGATTGCTAAAGTATTAGGTACTATGTTAGTATTTTTAAAAGGACCGGGTATATTGGCAAAAGCTACTCCTATTGTAGCGAAAAAAGCTGCTCCTATTGTAGCGAAAGCTGCACCAGCTATAGTGAAAACTGCTGCTGCTTTGGCGGGTCCAGTAACAATTGGTATTGGTGGCGGTTTAATTGCAAACGAATTGTTATATAGAGGTCTTGGGGGGAAAAAACAGGAAAGAATAAGAAAAGAAGAGGAAGAATTAACAAGACAAGAAAACTTAAAATCTCAAAAAATAAGAGAATTAATGTCTCGTAGAGATCGTGGTGAAATAGATCAAGATCAAATGATGACATTAGTACGAGAAGTTCAAATGGGTGGTGATTCACCACAGGTAATGACGGTAACATCACAAGGTTCATACGCTTTTGGTAAATCAGGAGATCGTTCAATTAAATTAGAAAGATCGGATGGTGAAGATTCTGGAGAGACATTAATATCAAGAGGAATAAATACTGTTAGGAGAATGTTCGGTGGCAAGACACATAAAACCTATAATAAGTCTGATGGTTCTGTTGTGAAGTATTTAGGATATGGTACAACTCCTAATATGGATGGCTTGAATCATGATGTATTACATAATTTTTTAGGAATGAGTAAAGAGTATCATAGAAGAACAGGTAATCCTATTCAAGTTAATTCTGCATATAGACCAGGTAAAACAGGGGCTCACGGTGCTGGATTTGCAATAGATATTCAATCAGCTCACGCAAATCAATTAGAGAGAATGGGATTAATGGAAAGATGGGGTTTTCATAGACCATTAATTAAATGGGCATCTGAATATGATGGCCCTAAAGATGAACCTTGGCATATTGAACCATATCCCGGCCGGGAACATTATGGTACTGCTAGAAATACATTAAGTGCCCCAGGTCAAGAATATAGACTTGGTATAATGGCAGGTGGAGAACATCATATAAAAACAAGAAATGAAATTGGTGGAGATGATTTTAATAATCTTCCTAATGTCGATATTCCAGATAGGGTTAATGTTAAAACTCCTGTTAATGTAATATTATCAGAAAAAGATATAGAAAAATTAGCACTTGCAATAGGAAAATCTTTTAGGGATGCGTTACCAAATGGAAGACAAGATACACATATAGTAACACCTAATTTAAGTAGATTAAATTAAGGAGAATGATATAAATGCCATTTCAATTTAATCAAGAAGAAATATTAAGAAAAGCACAACAAAGAGTATCATCATCAAGGAAACCTGCTATTTTTACTAAAGAAACGTATAAAAATGCGTTGCCTATGACTAAACAAAAATCTAATTTTTATGATGGTCATAGCGCTATAGTTATACAAGCAAATCCAGTGTATACTTGGCAAGATGATCCTGTTTATTATGGATTAATTAAAGGTGTTATGTTGGATCAGATTAAAATTAGTGTGTCATCTGATTGGCAAGAAATGGGATTTAATGCTATTCCATTTGCCTCTATGTTTGCTGATACTGTTAGTAATTTTTCTAGAATAGTTGGTGGTGGTGATGTCGGAGCTCACTGGGCTAGTAGATTATTATGGAGAAAAAATGGATATTTAGAAATAACACCACACTTTAGAGTTATTGATTGGGGAGATACTAACGATAGAAGCCAACCATTAACAGCTACACAATTGATATCTAAATTTTTATTACCAAAAGAAAAAGATGATAATATTGCTGATAGAGGTGAGGAATTGGGTAATATTACAGGGGAAATAGGAGGACGTGGTGAGGAAATAATGAAAGGAGCTTTCGACAAGGGAATAGACAAAATAGGTAATTTGCCTATACATGGTGAATTGGTAAGACCAGTACAGAATTTTGCAAGAAATGTAGTTAATCCTGTTGTAGATGGAATAAGTGATGTACTTACATTACAAGCAGCACCCCCTCCAATATCAATACAAATTGGTCAATGGTTTTATTTAAATGATATGGTAATAGAGAATGCAACATTTGAATATTCTAAAGAGATTAGTGAATTTGGTCCATTGTATGTAGATATTATGTTACAAATGAAATCTAGAAAAATTATTAGAAATTTGTCAGATATAGGTGTTCGAGGTTCTATAATAGATCACGAGAATCATTCTGGTTTTGTTCCAAATAAAAGGGTAACATTACAAAAATCAAACGAACAAACAAAAGAAACTAATTTATCTGAATCTAACAACGAAGAAGATGGTAGAATTTTAAAATCTCCAGTCCCTATAGGAGATGCAACAACACAAATCAGTCAGACTTTTGTGTTTGGTGATTTTGATATTGATGAAAGGCCATCTTTTGCGGTAAGAGAAACCGATACTAATGCTGTAACTATAGATGGTTTAATGGGAGGATAAACTATATTATGTCAAAATATAACAGAGAAAAATTTATGAAAGATTATGAGGTAAATAATTTTTTAGAAAAGGATTTGCTTAGTAGTTATTGGGAATTATTTAAAGTTATTAGACCCATTAGATTTGAAATGATATATAGATCGGATATAGGAAGGCCTGATTTGTGTTCATTACGAATTTATAATAGAATTGATTGGTGGTGGATTTTATCTAAAATAAATATGATAAACGATTGGTATAATGATGTATTTATAGGAATGGATTTAATAGTTCCTAGTGTAGAAGATATTGAGGAATATTATTTAGCTGTTAAGAATTTGAGAGGTTCTGAATAATGTCTGAAAAACAACAATTTTATATAAGTCTTGAAATGAGAGATAAACAGGAATCAGGTAATAATAATGATAGATTTATAATAACAAAAGAAAATTTAATATCTATTCTCATAAGAGAAAATGTGTTATCTATTCTTCCTAAATTAGAATTAACTATTGGAGATGGAGGAGGATTATTAGAGACTTTTCCATTAACCGATGGTGATGTAATGAGAATAATAATATCTAAATCAGAATTTGATGATGTTATGTTAGATTGTAATTTTGTAATAAGTGATTTTATTGCAGAACCAAATACAACACAAAGAACAAGTATAATAAAAATGGTTGGTTACTTAGATACTAATGAAATGTTTTTCCCATCAAGAGATAGAGCATTTTTTAATAATTCTGTGAATGTATTAAGAACAATAACAAATGAATTACAATATGATTTTGTAAATCCTCATAATATACAAACGAACGATAGAATGAGATGGTATCAAATAAATACTAATAATTATGATTTTATTAAACATATATTACAGAGAAGTTATAAAAATGATGATACTATTTTTTATTATGGGACAACTAGAAATAATTTTGTATGTACTTCATTAAATTTTGAGATGGAAAAAAGAGAAGATTTTAAAGCATTTTTTGATGTAGATAAAGCTCAATCATTTTACCTTGATCCAGACAATCCTAATGCAATATACTATGATAGATATGATATTATGAATTTGGTGGGACTTAATCACAAAATTACTATGTATGGGGAAGGATTTAAAGGATATGATTTGAGAGGTAATTTAACATCTGGATTTTCTTTTCCTAAGAGAAAAATGACTCAACTATATAATAGAGATATAGATTATCATACAATACAAGGTAAATCTTCTGATATGGGTACTGTTAAATCAAATTTGAATCTATATAATAATTACGATAAGGCAAAAACACAAAATAGAAATTTGAGAAGAGAGTTCTTTGCACAAAATATAAGTATTTCTGTAGATGGTTTAACCAATGTTAAATTATTTGATAAAATTAATTTATATATTCCTTCTATATTTGTTGCAAATACAAATCAAATTAATGATGTTTATTCTGGTTATTATCTTGTGATTGGAATAGTTCATACAATTACATATGGAAATACGTATAGAAGATATCTAATATTGAGTAGAAATGGAATAAATAGATCGGAAATAGATCAACAATATGCTGTTGTTTAGGAGTTTATAATGAAAAATATAAATGATGAAATTAAAAATATGATATCTAAAGATTTGGATGAAAACTTAAATGAATTTCTTTATCCAGAAGATAATGAAGATGGAAGTAGAGTTACTGTATTTACTGCAAAAATTGTAGATAATAATGATCCGGGTAGATTGGGTAGATGTAAAGTTAGAGTATTTACCGAACATTACAATACAATAAAAGATGATGATTTGCCTTGGGCATTACCAGATTTTGGTTTTGTTGGAAGTCTTAAAGGTTCATTTATAGTTCCTCCTGTTGGGACTATTGTTAGTGTTTATTTTGAGAAGGGTGATAGGTATTTACCGAGATATATAAATAAAGTTGTTGATGAACGAAATATGCCAAAAAACAAAGATGATGATTATCCTGATAATATGATTTTTTATGAAACAGATAATGGGGATACATTTGAAATAAATAGAAGAAGGCATACTACAACATTCACACATTCAAGTGGAACAAAGATACATATTGATAGATTGGGAAATGTTGAGATTGATTCTAATATGAGTATTAAAACAAAACATAAATTATTCTTAGAAGATGATGGTGGATTCGTTATACCTGATACACAGGGACCATATAATGCTATCCCTATATGTCCATTAACAGGTGCGCCTCATATTGGAAGACGTTGTGGTCCTGGTGCTTAATAAAGGAGATTGATTATGAGTGGTTTAGATTCTAGCGAATTGAGAGATTCAATATTAAGATCATTGAGAGATAATGAAATCGAAGGAAAAACTATTACTAACTTAATAATAGAAGAATTAGGAGGAGTAACTACAAGTGCTGTTGATGTTAATGAGGAAACAGGTAAAGTAACAATACGATCAAATCAAAATGCTTTTATATTTGATGACGCATTTAGAACTATGACTTATGAGGGTACTAAATATACAGGACTGGAAATTATTGTAGACCTTATTGTTCGTAAGGTTGTTCAGAAATTAGTAGAGACTATAAGTGAAGAAGTAGTACAACATATAAAAGATAATTTAGAAGTAACTATACCACCAAATAGTTTTATAGTATCAGTAGTTGGTCAAGCAACAGGGACACCAAATCTAACACCAATTATCTTACGTGGTGATAATATTAATTAAAAATATAAATATAGATATGTTAATCAATTGAAACAGTAGTATTAGATGAAGAATGTGACATTGAATTTAAAAAGATAGATGTTGATTCTATATCAGATGATATTTTGACTGGAGAAGAACTTAAAATATTAACACCTATAATTATGGAATAAAGATGAATATAAAAAGATTTACAGATGATTGGGCATATGACTTAGATATTAAAACATTGTCTAAGGGTGAGATTGTTAATGAAGATGTGATAAATCAAAGTATTGAAATGATATTAGCAACTACACCAGGAGAGAGACTATTTAGACCTAGTTTTGGTTCTAATTTTTCAAGAAGATTATTTAATGTTATGGATGTTAGTTTTTATGACCAACTATTAGATGATACAACAAATGCTATTAAATTATGGGAAGATAGAATAATAGTATTGAATGATGAGATAAAATTAAAAATTGATCCAGATACACATACAGCAACTATAACAATTCCTTATATAATAAAACAGAGAAATTTAAAAGGTCAATTTTATAAAGTAATACGAGAATAATTTAATGATAGGAAAGAATATATGTCTAGAAATAATTTAAAATATACAGGATTAGATGTTAATACTATTCTACGACAAATAACAGATAAACTTGCTTCTGATAGTAGATTTGATAATTTTAGAGAATCGGCAATTGCAGAAACATTATTAGAAATATTTGCTGGAACTACTGATATTAATAATTACTATATTCAGAGAAGAGCAGAAGAAAACTTTTTTGATTTTGCTCAATTAAGAAGTTCTAATATTTCTTTAGCAAGACAATTAGGATATGTACCATCTAGACCATCTCCTGCAAGAGCAAGAATATCTATGAGATTAGAAGGTGAATATGGAGATTTTCGTAATGCTTTTGGTTCAGGAAAACAAAATGTAATTCAAATACCATATTTCTCAACATTTACAGCAGACAATAATAATTTTGTATTGAGACAAACATTAACATTTCGTATTCCAAATAATGTATTGAATGATATTGCAGATACACAATCAAATGACGATACAGATATATTTACTCTAGATATAACACAAGATTCATTTGGACAAGATATTGAAATAGTAGAAGGGATTATTAAAGAAAAAGTTATTAATGGTGCTACTAATAATCAAGTAGGATCGAATTTTCAAATTTATAAAATAGAAGATTTAAAATTTAGTAATCTTTATGGGGATAACGACATATTTCACAATAAAGTAACTAGGGTATATGTTGGTGATGTAAAAAATGAAGATACAAGATTTGAAATAGATAGAAGATCATTAATTAATTGGGAATCTTTTAGAAATAGAGATATAGATAGTGCTGCTAGAATATGTGTTATTAGAACAACTCCAGATGAATTTGTAGAATTATTATTTGGTGATGGTCGGTTTGCGGAAAAAGGTCCAATAACAAGAAAGGATAATATATACATCCAATATTTAGCAACAAATGGATCAGAATCAAATCAGATAGGTGTTATTGGTAATGAAATAGAATATAATGGAAATATTTTTACTGCTGAAGGTGAAGATATTTCGGATTTAATATCTTTTAATTTACTTAGTAATATTACTGGTGGATCGGATTTTGAATCTTCTGAATCAATTAAATATTCTGCTCCTAAGATATACTATGCTTTAGATAGATTAGTATCTAAGGATGATTATATAGCATATTTAAAATCCTTAACAACTCCAATTAATGTAAAGAATGCTATTGCTTGGGGAGAACAAGAACAAAGAGATAGATTGAAAACATTTGCTGATATGAAATCTTTTAATGTTGCATTTTTTACTGTATTAGGAAGTCTATATGATTTAGAAGGAGATACATTTATTGTTAAGACTCCTGAAACAGATTTAGATTCTGCATTATTGGATATTGATTTTCAAGAAGATAGTATAAATGATCAATCATATTTTAATGTATATTCAAGACAAAGAATAGCTCAACAATTAAAATTATATCAAATAAAAGAAACATTTAATGTTTTTTATGGAAGAAATTTTGACGAGATAGATGATTTTTTTGATGGTTCAGATTTAGATTATGATGAATTATTTAATCAATTGCCGAATACTGATTTATCTCTTATAATAGAATATACTTCTGATGATGATAAATTTTCAAATAATATTACAGAAATTAAATTAATAGATGACTTAGATTGGACAATCGATACTAAGACAGGATTATTTGAATTTATTAAAGATACATTAAATGATGTTATTGATACTAGAGGAAGTTCTTTAGATAATGAAAATTTGGGTCAACCTGCATTTTTGGTGGATGAAGTTAGATGGAATGAAAATCAAAAAAGAATTGAAATAATATTTGATAAAGATTCTCCTTGTAAATTAACTTCTATATTATCATCTAGAAGAATCGATGGTACGACTAGACAAACATCTGCATTGTTTAATTCTGTTAGATTAATAGAGGGGTGTAGTGAGATTTTATCAATTACAGTAGAAGATAAAGTAATTAGTAATAAGATAATACAGGTAATTGAGGACTTAGATTCAAGATCACAAATGGTAGTTAGGAATGTATATGTGTCTCCAACTATACATAATTTTAATATTGAGGGAAATATATATCTAAGATCATTATATGATAGAGATGAAGAAAAAAGAGAAATAGGAAATGCTATATATGAATGGTTAGACTTAAATGCTGATTTTAATGTTCCTATTCATAAATCTAATATTGTTGATATTATTGAAAATTTTCCAAGTGTTAATAATGCTAATATTAGAATTGTTCCTACTGATATTACTAGAGGTAGATGGATAGATGATGGGGGGACTATTAGAGGTAGGGATATTGATGGAAATATATATGTCAATAGATATTTTATAGGTTCTACTGATAGTATATTAACTAAATATACTAATAGATTAGATGTTCTATTAACTAATTCATTGGTTCAATATTTTAATAGATATTCAGTAGATAATGGGTATATTGCTTATGACGACAGAAAATTTGTATATGGTCATAGTCCTGCAACGAGGCTGTTGACATATCAATTAACAACAGGAATAACAGTTCGTAACTTTTATGATAATTTTGTTACTGATTTTTATAATAGAATAATTAGAGAAATAAATTTATCAACGGTTCCTTCTAATGTTAAACAATCATTAGAGGAATTTATTGGTATTTCAAACGAAGAAGATGTATTTTTTATAAATAGAGATTTTACAATTTTAATAGATAGAATATATAAAGATTTGAGTTTTGTTATTAAATCTAATATGTTAGATTCACATGGAAACATAGAACCTGAATTTGAAAATGGTACATTGATAAGAGGAGGATATTCACTAGGTTCTGAAATTGTGAAAATAGATTTTAGTAATGTAAATGTATTATATAAATAGGAATACTAAATGTCACAAAAAACCCACATATATGTAGATTTAGAATTGGAAACAGAAACATCTGCTACGAATAACAGATTTCCTAGTCAATTTTATTTAGACAATCAAAATTTAGTAATAAATTGTGATGAAAATAATTTTATTGGTTCCGAGGATGAACCATTAACTTTTAATGAATTTAGAAATTATTTGTTACAATCTCATATATTGTCACAATCAGATCGTGAACAAGTTTTTCATTTGAAGGGTAGTAGAGATATTAGAGATGCTTCATTTAAAGATATTCCATTAGTATTACAAACCATTGGTCTTGGTGGATTTTGTCTATTTTCAAATAGACAGAGTAAGGTAACTATAACCAATTGGGAATTTGAACAAGTAACAACTAATACATTTAATGTTCAATCACCTTGGAGAATAATTTGGAACGATGATTTTGCCGTATCTAATAAATTAGAACTTTTAAATGGTGAAATAGAAATAATAGACAATCGTAGATTTCAATGTATAACAACTACAGATACTGTTGATAATAAAAAATTACTATTTAATAATATGAAAGTTTTTGTTTCTAAACAATTTGATACTCCTGATTTTTTTGATAGAGCCGTTGATCTTGCAGGATGGGATGTTGTAGATGTTATAAATTCATTATTTCATAATAAAGATAGAGATGGAGGATTTTTCTATTTAGATGATGATAGTGCTGGATTATTTTATATACAATCTAATTTTAATATAAATTTTATTAATTCTATATTTACAGGGTTTAGTTCTTTTTGGACTTCATCTGCTTTAACTGACACGATTTTTAGAACAGAATCTTGTTTGTTTTCTGAATCAGAAAGTAAGATTTATTCTATTGATCGAATAGGTTTTTGGAATATACCAGGAGCAAGTGTGTATGTTGCTTCTCCTTATGAAAATTTATTTAATCGTAGTAATAGTCAAATAGATGATAATTCTCAATTTAATTTTGTTATTCCTTCAATATTAGATGATGATTTAACAACATTAGATGAAACTGATTTTTATTATTTGGATGATGATTGGTATGGGGATAATATATCGGTAAAAGGTTATACAGATAATACATTTAATGTTAATAATTCTTTTGGTAGAAGGGATGGTATTGGTCCATTGATTTTCCCAGAGATGTTGGATTTTAATATTTTAATAGACCCTACACCATCTATCTTAAATGAAGAAAGTAACCTGACAATAAATTATTGGGATTTTGTTGATGAACAAATAAAAACGGCACAACAATATGAATCACAATTTCAACCAAGTTCTTTTATTTGGGATTTTGGAGATAATAATACATTAACAACTACAGATACAACGGTAACTCATACATATACCGTTAGTAGAATATTTACTGTTCATTGTGATATAGTTTCACATAATGAATGGTATGTAATTTCATCTGAACTTGAACAAAATGTTCAATTAGATGTATTGGGAAGTATCGATATTAAATTGTTTAGAGTTAAACAAATAATGGGAGAAAAAATATACGATGATGAAATAACAACATCAGCATCAACATTAGATTTAATTGCATTAAGTGCTACTAATAATACATCTGTTGATGTGGGTATTCAAATATTTAGTAGAGTTAATGTAGATTTTTCTGAAAAAAATACAACCAATATGAATTATATAACATCTGGATTCAGTGATTTTTTAAATTCCGGTGGAAGCTTCATATCAGAAATGAGATATTTAATTGCAGGAGTATATGATATATATGTATCTGCTATACAGATAGATGGTAGAACTGTTACTGAAAAAAGAACATTAATAATACATCCACATATTAAAAAAGAATATTATGTTGATTTGTCTTTGGATGGAGAAATATCAGGCAATTTCTTTATTAATGATGATTTTACGGATGGTATAGATGAAAATTGGAACAATACGTTTGTAGATAATTATGATGTGGTTGATATGTTTGGGAATGCAATAGCAGTCGATTCTTCGTTTCGAGAAAGAGTTTTAATGTATAATGTTGGTAGAAATGGTTTCGCTTCTGAATTTTCATTTTATAGAAATGAGAGATTTGATATTCCTGAATTTAATATTTATAGACCCGCAGGATTTCCTAATAATTTAATTAAAATTCTATGGGATTATAATGAGGATAATATAAGAGTTGTTTATAGATCAGGTGCTACAGGTTCGGTAGTAATAAAAGACGTTCATTATAAGATTCCAAGTGGATTTGTTAAAGATTTAAGATGTCCTAATTCTTTAAGAGAATTACATTTTAGAATAGAAAATCAAAATAATAATTTCGTAATTCAATACTCATTTGATGAAAACAATTGGATATATGTAGTAACTGAAGATGAAGATTGGATTATATTAAGTGAGATTATTAGTATAAGTACTAAATCATCAAGTACGGTTGGTTTCAATTATATAAATTTACAATCAAATATTGGTTTGCCTTATGAATTTGGTACACCAGAAAATCCATTTAGTTATCAAACATTTAGAAGAAGAATAGAATCAAGTAGTAATGATATTAATAATGTAAATATAGGTGGATTTAATGATGTATATAGATGTAAAAATTATCGAGTGATTGATAGGTTAAGATCAAATTCCGATAAATTTTTTGAAATAACATCGTGGTATGATAATTTGAATCCTGAACAGTATAGAAACTTAGGTCCTTGGATGTTGATAATATTTAATATGAGTAGAGGATTGATCGGTGACGACTTTTTTCAAAGTACTAGATTTATAGGAACTAGAATATCAAATGGTATTATTTACAATTTAGACGATAGTAGTTTTAATTTGAGATCGACAAATAATTTATATCTATCATTTGCATATAATATGTTTATTGTGTGGCAGGGTAGAAGAGATCATATTAGAGTAATACCTTCTAAATGGATAAATAGAGAATATGATTATAGAGAAATAGTAGGGTCAACTATTAAAACAAGAAATACTATTAGGGGTTTTTAATGTCAACATATTATATAAATCCAAACAATAAAACAGGGATAATTCAATATAGAAATAATCGTAATGGGTCTCCTAATTTTAATACATTATTAAATAATATAGTATTACAAAACAATGATGTTATTAGGGTAGTGAAAACATCTCCATCTACTATCGTAGATGATACTATGGATACTATTAATATAAATAGATCGGTTAGAATAGAATGTATTAGAATTATTGCTGGTGGGTTTGATAAGGTAGTAGATGAAAATGTTACAGTTAATGTAATAAATTCAGATGTAGGATTTAATATTGAAAGTGATAATGTTTCGGTAAGAAACCTTACTTTTTCTAAGAGTTCTAATATTGGTGATAATCCTATAATATATGCTTCTGGTGTAGATAATATTGTAATTAGAAGATGTAATGCAAATGATTATATTCGTATTGAAGAATCTAATTTTGCAACTATTGGAGATTGTAATATATCTTCGGGTAATATTCAAATAATTGATTCGGATAAAGTTGATATATATAATAATGTAATAACACCATGTGATGAAGTAATAGGTATATATTGTGAATCTAATGATAATAATTTTGGAATTAATATATATGATAATTTGATATATCATCCTAATATACAATTTGGTGATTTACTTAATGGAATACATTTTGTAGGTGAATATAGAAATGTTAATATTTATAGAAATGTAATTAGGTATTCTTCTTATAATGATTGTTTCGGTATAAAGATGGATGTTGATAATGGTGGAAATATTAAGATTAAAAATAATACATTAATACGAGATGGGAATGTATAAGAATTTTAAATAGGAAATGATTATGTCAGATAATTCAGCAATAATTGTAAGTTCACAATCAAATGAATCTTTTATTGAGATATCTAATAATATCATTTATAATAATTCAAATAACCCTGGTGGATATGCTTTGATTATCACTATGGATGCTGGTATTATTGATTATAATTGGATATATAATTTTGGTACTAATTTTGTAATTATAACTGGTGGTCTTTATGTGTTGGATGATTTTGATAACAGTTATTATAATGTTGTTGATATCGATCCATTGATACGAATATTTCATAATTCATCTCTTGATATTGATAATATAAGTAATTATAGAGTATTAGATAACTCAAGATGTTTTGGCACTGGTATTAATTATGAGAATGTAGGAATAGATAAAAATTCACCAGAAGTCTATGCAACAATCGTTGATACTTTTTATGATGTTCCTAACATCACAAACATACCAGATATTAATTTTATAGGCACTGTTTTTATAGATGATGCAGATACAGTAAATAGTAGATATAATAAGTCTTATGAAGTTGAAAACGATCATTATAGAAATCAATTTGATTGGGGACCGGATGATATAATGGAGGATAGTGACTTTCCTTTCTGGAGAACAAATGATTTTTATAATCAAGATATTGTTTATGTTATTAAAAATAGAAAAGACTTAGAACCATTCGACAATATATTCTGTCCTGCTAATCCTGGATATGGGTTTCCTGAATATAAAGATTATGAGACTGGTTTATTTGGATATCCAAGAATAGATTATCTTAATGAATGTGGTATGTTTTTAAATTCTAGAATAACAGAAGATGAAGTTAGAAGAGTTATCGAAGATGATACTATTAGGATCATAGAGGATGATTAATTAAAGGAGATGTAACGTATGCATGGTATTAAAATAAGTCAATTAAATGAGAAAAAAATAAAAAATAATGATGATTATTTTGAGATATCAACAAATTTTCAAAGTTATAAAATAAAAAGAAGAAATGTATTAGAATTAGATGCTAATAGTTTTGTTGGTCCTACATTTCTAGATTGTTCATCAAATTCAATCTATCATTTTAGATATGATTTTGTTGATGTTGAAAATGAGTTTTATGATTTGGTATTAGTCGATCCAGATAATTTTCAAAGTGAATTTGATAATAGCCCCGTTTATTACTTTCTTTCATTACCATCGGCAAATAATTTTGATTTTGGTTATGAATTAAAGATAGTATTAACTGGAGATCCTGAGAAAGGTGGAGAAGATAGATTTGTAATTGGAATAGAATTATCGGATAATGTAGCCCCATCAGAATTGTTTATATATCCAAACGTAGACACAACAAGTAATACTACAAATAATCTTATAATGGATTTATCTAGTTATGGTTTTGTTTCGTTAATGTGTTCTAAGGATGAGAACTCTAATAAAAAATGGTTTATATTAGATTCTACAGGTGAAAATACTGGAACAATTTGTGATGTGTTATAATATGATTTGTTTAATACCTACACACAATCAATCATCTTATATTTTGGATATTGTAGAGGGGTTTGAATCTCAGATTATAAAACCCTCTATGATTTTTTTTATATTGGATAGATGTACCGATAATTCTTTAGATATTATAAAATCAATCAAATCATCTATTCCTATTGATTATGTTGAGAAAAAAACTGGTAAAAATTTTTCTGCTGGAAATACACGAAATTTTGGTTTTTCTGTTTATAAAAGTCGATATGGTATTCCTGATAAAGTTTTATTTATGGATGGTGATTGTATTCCTAATAGATATGTAATAAGTGAACATATAGAAAATTTGAATCGAATAGATGCTCCATCGGTTTCTTGTGGTAGAAGAAAAGCATACGATAAAAATGGTATAGATGTTGGAGATAGAAGGGATACTGATTATAATAATTTAATGAATGAAAAAGATACTAGAGATGTTATATTTAGTAATAGAAATGGAAAGTTATTACATTCATTAATATATCATAAAGATTTTGTTGCAACACATTCTTGTAATTTATCTATGAATAAAAAAGCAATAGATTTGTGTATTAATATTAATAATAGAATATCTACAACGAAAGAAGATCAAATTTTTAACAGTAGATTTGATGGTACTTGGGGGTATGAGGATAATTTTATTGGGTTATTATTGTTTGTGACTAATGGATATATATTTTCTTGTTCTAATAAAAGTTTTGTTGAACATAAATATCATAAAACAAGAGTACGTATTAGATCAAGAAAGAATAAAAGAATTTTTGATGCATTATCACACAAATTGAAAAAATTAATAGAATTTGATAATACTTATTCCGATACTATAATTCAAACAGATGTACTACTAGATACTTCATTATGTTCTATGCAAAATGGTTTGTATATGTCATATTTCGATACAAATAATATAAATATTGTTAAAGGTAGTACTATATACGATTTATTGGTAAATTCTAACAAAATTAAATTTGATTATTTGAATACCTCCGAAAGTAAGAAATATTTACAATTATTTTTTGCTAGAAATACTTATAAGAAAATAATAGATTCTTATAATAAATGTAATTGTAATAAAGCAATGCAAGACTTTAAAAAAGTAATGAAAACATACGTTAGTATAAGTAATAATAATATAATTTATTGATTGGATTTGATATGAATACTCCTAAAATTTTGTGGATTCCAATAGGACATCAATGTAATTTAAAATGTAAACACTGTGATATTCATACATTAAATGAAAAATTATTATTGTCTAATGATAAAATATTTAAAGTAGTTGATTGGTTTAGTAAATTGAATCCTGATGGTTATGTATTATTTCACGGTGGGGAACCGTTATTAAATAATAATTATATGAATATTATTAACTATGTATTCGAGAAAAAATTAAAATTCTTATTGTTTAGTAATGGAACATTGATAAATAAAGAAATTTCTAAATCATTAAAGGGTAAGGTTGAATGTGTTATCATATCATTAGATTCACATATTGAAGAAGTTCATAATAAATTAAGAGGTAATAAAAATTCATATTCATTAGCAATTAAAAGTATAAATCATTTATTAGATGAAAATATCAAAGTGCATACTAACTTATCATTGTCATCTAAGAATTTGGATCATTTCATAGATTATTGTGATTTTTGTGATGAGTTAGGTATATTTCCAAGATTTTCTGTTATTGAACCAAATTTTAAATATTCGGATATAAATAGATTTAAATTTTCTGATTTGTTTATTAAAGATGTTGATAAATTAAATGAAGTATTAAATACCTATAAAAATAGATATCAATCTTATTTGTGTAATGATAAAATAAATCATATACTTGAATATTTTAATATTTCTAATCAAACTTTTTTATCACCAAAAGAACGTAGACGTGGATATGTTTTTCCTAATAATTGTGATTATAAGTTGATTCAATTAAATAACGAGGGTGAGATATCTATTAGTTTGTGTTCACATAATATTATTAAGAAAAAAATTAATACATTTGATGAATTAAAAGATTTTTGGTATGATAAAAAAAATGAAAATATTATAACTAATTGCACCAAATATTGTAGTATCAACTGTATGAATAAATATGATGGATTTATATAAATACATATAAACTTAAAATATTGGAGATTTGTTTTGAAATATTTGCAGATATGGTTAGGAAAAAAACCAAATAAATATATATTGGATTGTATGAAATCTGTTTTGGATAGAGTAAGTGATAATGATGAATATATTTTAATATCTAATACTAATTTTTTAAAAGATAAGAATATTACTTGGATTAACAGTAATGATTATATTAAAGAAATAAAACAGAATAGTGATATCGATTTTGTTTGGAAAAAAATACAAAATACAACCAAAGGATATTGTTATAAATCTGATATAATAAGATTAGACTATTTATCAAAAAACGATGACGTGTTGTATTTGGATTGTGATATTACTTTATTAGATGATCTTATTTTTGAAAAAGGTATTGTTTATTTGTCTAATTTTGGTAAGAAATATGATTGTTATTTGATGTATGGTGATAAAAAATTTTTCGGGGATGCGTTAAAATATTGTATTCTTAATATTAAAGATTATCCTAATATACCTCATAGTTGGATTTTACGGATTCTTAATAGTAGAAAACTTATATCTAAATATGATTGTAAATTTATAGATGTTAAAAAATATAAACACAAAGGATAAATAAATGTCAACATATTATTTTAATATAGATAATAATTTTATATTAGGACCACCACCATATTTAACTATTAATAATCCTGGTGATTGGGGTATGTTTATGCAATTAATATCAGGTGGAACACTTGATGGAGTTCAACTACAAGATGGGGATGTTTTAAGATTAAAAGGAACAAGAACAGACGCATCTTCGTTACCATTTATAGCAACAACATATACAAATATAACAATAACATCTTGGGAAGATAACGAACCATATTTTTTTAAGATAGATTCAAATCCTTACTTGAATATTATTTATAATATGAATAATTCAGAAATTACTATACAAAATGGAATTTTTGATAGTATTTATTTTGATGATCCATCTACTACTAATAAAATTAATACGATTAAAATGAAAAATTGTATTATATATAATCAATTAAATAGTGAAAATATTACTATAGATTTTAATGGATGTACTTTTAATGACGTTAATCCATTTGATATGATTGAATATCCTGTTTCAGCATATGCTTCTACTTTTAATTTTTATGACTGTGTATTTATAGATTCGATGGTTTCTGATCTTGGAGTTGATACAGCAGCATTTAATTTTCAATATAATACATTTACAGATTCACAACAAGATATTGAATCAGAATTATCAGCATCTGATGTTATTTTATTTGAAAATGATTATGATTGGGTTCCACTAGAAACACTTCCAAATATTGATTCAATATCTGCTGATAATATCATATATGATGATTATGGTGTTACAGTTACTACTACTGATGACAGAAGCTCTATTTGGTTAGACGATGGGATTGATATTGGTTTCTATGAAAATCAAAGAATAGGAAGAGGTGCTTTTAATTTTTTCAAAGAATCCGATGAAGAGAATCGAGGTCACATAGGTTCTTTTTATTTTGGTCCAGATTATGAAAATATAGAAATTGATATAGAAGTTCCTATATTAGAAATTGAAGTTATGGATATAGGAGTTTCTGTATCTAATGACATATTAGATATTCCTACATTAGAGCTTGAGGTATTAGAGGTTGATACGAGGGGTGTTATTTGTGTATGGGCTAATTTTGATTCTGATGTTAGATTTGGTACTTCTCCATTGGTAGTTAATTTCCAAGCAAAAGATTACATTCCTAATGTTGCGTGTTTGAGTGCGTGTGATGTTTCTGAATTTATATGGTTTTTTGATTATGGTAACAATCCTCAAATATCAGCAGTAAGAGAATATGGTGATATTGAGAATCCAAATGATACAATTCAACATATTTATTGTGGACATCATGGAGAATCTTTTGATGTTAGATTACAAGTAATTTATGTACCAAAGGAATAAAATATATGAATAAAGTAGCACAAAGATTAAAAGAGAATTGGATTCGACTATTTGGTCCACAACAACCTATTAGATTTGGTAAATGTAGATTTATAGATATAGTACAATATTTGCCTGAATATTTGCAAGATAGTCAAGTGCAACAATTATTTGAAGTTTTTAATGAATATTTAAATGAGATGTATGAAGGGGAATGTGGATTATTATTAGAAGAAAATCCAATAGATGTTACTGCTTGTGATATTGAAACATCTTCGTGTGCATTGAGTCCTGTGATTGGGACATATCGTATTGATAGTTCTACACATGATACATTTACAGAAGAAGTTGCATCAATTGAATTTACTAATCAATGTGTTCCTCAATCTGGAAGAATTTCAATATTAGAAAAGATTCATAGACTTTCTGATTTGATCGATCCAGACTTAATACCAATAGAATTAATTCAACATTATGCTAATAACTTGGGATATTCTGTTGGATTGAGTAGAGAAGATATAGGTCAATATTTTTTAACTTCTGCTGATATACAATCGTATGAAACATCAGCAGAACAATTACTAAAACAACAATTTGAATCTAATGCAAATAGAGATAAGTATTTGAGATTTATTATTAGAAATTTACCCGAATGGTATAAAATAAAGACTACTAGAAATGCAGTTCAAATGATGTTATTTAGTTTTGGTTTAATTGGAGATTTTGTTTATTATTATACTACTGATTATAAAGACCCAACAATAGATGATTCTATGTTGGATGTTATTAGGGGTATAGAGAATGATGATATATTGTCATCTGATATTACATTTAAAGAATTATATAAACAAATATGTATAATTTCATTTGGTTTATTATTGGAGAATGGAACTATACCAGATCAAAATGTTAATTTAACGGGTATTAATTTTGAAAATTGGATATTAACATTGCCAAGAAATTTAGGATCGAAAACAACAACAGAAGATATTTCTAATATTCGTAATGTTGATGCAGGTGATAATCCATATGTTTCGACTCCACATTTTAAATTATGGTATTCGATAGATGATAGTGTAGGTTTACTATCAGAAAAGGATAGACAGACAAATATAAAAAATGCAGTACTGTCTATAAAACCAATAAATACTGTATTTGATGGTATTGCTGGTTATACTAGAAAAGAAACAAAAAAATATGTTTTTCCTTTTATTAATGTGAAAAGACATATTGTTTTGAGAAACGAATAATAATATAAATATATATGAATTGTTTGAACGAGGAGATAGATTATGGCTCAATATGCCATTATAACAAGTGCTGGAATTAATAAGATATCCGACCATACAACAGGTGAATTTATAAAAATTAAATATTATGTTCCTGTTTATGATGATAGTATACCCACTACGGCTGTTGATATACTTGATTATGTTAGTTCTGCTTCAACGGAACCAGAAGGAACGATATTATGGAAAGAACCAACAACAAGTTCTGGTTTTTATGAGGGAATTTCATATTCACCAATAGTTGATGATGTTGATCAATCGAGGGGTAATTTTAAAGTAACTGTTAGACCGGATTATAATATTACATTTAACAAAGTAGCATTATATACCGAAGATGAAACTTTATTTGCTCAATTAATGATTCCTCAAACTATTACATTAGAGACTAGTGGAGCTTCTCAGTATGGTGGAGATGTAACAATAGATTTTCAATTAGAATCTAATTTATCAGTAGATTTTAGAGAAATTTTCTATTCATCATCGGAAGATTTTTGGGTTCGTATTATAAATGAACACGATGATAAATTTGGTATTCTATATGATGGTGAAGTACATATAAACAATCAATTTGATTCTGATGATGTGGGAATTTCTAAATTGTTTGTTTCAACAAAACATACAATTAATGGTGAGAATCCAAGTAGAGAAAGAGACATGCCACAACTTTGTTTACAATTTGTACATCAAGATGGTAGAAGAATAAGAACAACATTTAGAACAACATCAGAGGGAAATTGTGAATTAGATTTTTATGGTGCTTGTAATGAATCGAATTATTCGTTAATTCCAAAACAAAATGGATTGACTCCTGGTTTGGGATTGTCTAATAGAAGATGGAATCATTTATATTTATCTGATGTATTTGAAATATATAATGAAAATATTAATGTGGAATTGAATGAGGGTAAATATGCTCCGATAGATGTTAATGATAATTCATTTATTAAATTTGATTTAGTAGAACAGAAAGCAATTTTTCATAATGTAGATATTTTTAGTAATAAATATTTTCACGGAAATTTACATAATTATCCTGATCAAGATTTATTAATAGAAAGTGATAATGGGATGATAATTAAGTCTGGAGAGGATGTTGAAATAAGAGCAGGGAATAATAGAAATATTAGAGTAGATAATAATATTATTCCAACAAGGACTAATATTAGTTTTGGTTCTATTGATAATAGTTGGTTTAGTATATTTGTAGATAATATAATAAGTAATAGAGATGATAATAATTTATTTGTCTATAATAATTTGATTCCAGCTGGAAATATTAATTTAGGTACGTCCAATAATAGATGGCAACAATTATATGTAACAAACATCGATAGTATTTCAATTATATGTGGTAATTTAGTTGGAGATAATATAGATGTATCGGTTAGAATGTTAATAACTGATGGGGATAATGAATTAACTTTAGATGCTGAAAATATATGGGGTAATAACCTAACTATTGGTACTATTGATAATCCCGTACAGAATTTTTATGTAGAAGATATACAGATAGTATAATTATAACAATTGAATATTTTATAATAGGATATTAATAATGCAACCAACAAATGCTATAATAGTTACTAATGGTGTAAATAAAATTAATGAATCACATGAATTTGGAATAAAAATACGTTTAATGTATTATCTTCCAATGTTTGATTCTAGAATAGAAAAAGATACTGATATTTCAGATGTTGTTGATTTGGAAAGTAAAGATGTATCAATTGGTGACGGTAATGATGATATTATTTACTGGAGAGAACAACCTACAAATATGAAATACCCACGAAATAAAAATTTGTTTTTAGGTATTGGATATCAAACATTAACCGAGAATAATAAAAATAAAAGTGTTTATACTATTGATACGAGTATTACATTAAATCAAGATATCATAGATACGTATGGTAGTATAAAAGTAAATAAAATAGCACTATATGGTGTTTTATTAGGAAGTAAACCAGATGCAATTTCAAATGAGACAATTCCATCCGAACCTTTTTTGTTTGGATATTGTATTTATAATGAACCTATTCAAATAGATAGTGGTAATGATTCTTTATTATTAGATTTTGTTATTGATAATAATACCGATTCTATTAACTATGATCCTTTACCATATACAGATGAAGGAAGTTATTGGACTTTGGGAGGAGATAAAATAATATCATTTGATGGTTCTGTATACATATCAAAAACTACTTCTATAAATGATAGAAGAAAATATATATATCAAGGTGACAGTAAGAAAGATAGTTTTACTAAGTTACTATCGTCATCTACTGATGATTCGTATAATTTAATATCATTAGGATTCTTAGATGAAGATTATGAAAAACAAAGAACTGATTTTAGAATAGTTACAGAATTGGATAATTATTATTTAGAAACAAATAATACTATATATCCAAAATACGATGATGAATATGGAATAGGTAAAAATAATAATAGATGGAATCATCTATACCTATTAGATAATGTATTTGATATGGATGACAATGAAGGTAATAATATTAAATTTGATGGACAAGATAAAATATTTACATTAGATAATATAGATGTATATGTGAATAGTAATATCTTTGGAAATTTAAAAAATTATACAGATTTAGATTTATCTATTGATAGTAATAAGAAAATAAGAATATCCTCAATAGAAGATATTCAAATTAAATCAACTGATGAAATTAAAGTTCAAAATAGTTTAATCCCAATGAGAACTAATATTGATTTAGGACAATCAAATCAAGGTATAAATGAACTATATGTACGATCACTTAGAAATATTGTGAATAGACCTATAAATATTCACAATTCGTTAATTCCTATTAATGTGGATAATCTTGGTGATATATTTAATAGATGGAATTTTGTATACACAAATAATATTGATAGTGATAATATCAAGACAATTGATATGCAATTAGGTGAAGGTACTATTAGTAAATTATCATTTTTTAATAAGGTAGATTCATACGTTTTTGCTATTAATGATAATAATTTGTGGGACATTTTTATTTTATATAAAATAATGGAAAATTCTTATATTGTGTATACTACAACAATAGATATTAATAATGAGTTAATTTCTACAGGAATACAAGTAGAGATTCCAATTGAAAATATTAAATATATTACAGGTGGAAAACATAAAAAATTGCAAATAACACCAACAAATATACAGGCTATTAATATTGTCGATGAATTTGATTGGAGTTCTAATATTATAGTAAATGAAGATAATGATGATTTATTTTTTGTTCCTACTCAAGAAACTGTTACTAATGTTAATAAAGAAGAATTATTTGATGAAAAATTTCAAATAGTAACAAGAAATTTAGATGCAATATTAGAACAAGAAAATAGAATACATAATATAGGTATACAATTACCACCTACCGAAGATGATGAAATTATATATGTAAAAAAATTATATATTAGGGATGGTGGATTACATTTATCGGGTCCGGAAACAACTAGATATGATAGTTTGGTATGTTTTCATAGAAGTGATTCTGATCAATCATCTATATTAAAAAGATTTCAAAATTCAAGAAATGATTTTTTTGGAGTTGATTTTACAAATATACCTACTGACTTTATTGATATTGGATCATTGATAGAAAATGAAACAATTAATGTATATTTGGATGGTGCTTACAATATGGATGATTTAAACTCAGATCAAAAAAAAGGAATAGGATTATCGAATTGGTGTTTAGATGGTACAGGATTTGAAATAGATTATTATATTCTCGTGAATAATAAAGAAACTATTGTACAAAAAAGAACTATAGTAGATAAAATTGTTATTAATAATATTAGATGGATTGCTAGAAGTAAAAGTAAACAGAATAGATCAGGAAGTTTGATATATTCGTTGAGAGGATTTAATTATTTTATAATTGCAAAATTGTTAGAAATTGGTGTAGATCAAAATGATGATTTAATTTCTGTTTTACGAGGTGTAACTACATCAAATGATATAATTTTTGAACATAAAGAACATAGTAATGGATCAATTGTATCTTACCGTAATAGGGATGGTGGGTTGGTTGTGAATAGGAATGATTTTGGAAGGTCACAATTTGACAGTACTAATTTTGGAACTATTAATATGCGTAGGTTGGATGGTTCATCTGTTAGTTCTTATAGACCAATAGTATATCAGAGTAATGTTCAATATTCAGATGGTTCTAATAGAACGATAAGAGGTTCTATGAATTGGGAAATATATACTAGAAAAATATAAATATTGTAAATGATTGAATTTTTTATTTTATAGGGGGTTGAAAGATGATAATGACAAGAAAAGAGTTGGTTGATATGTTTGTTTGTTTATCAGAAATGGATTCGAATATTAAAGTTAATAAATGGTTTTCGTATGTAGTAATGGTGAATCAGAAACAATTGAAAGATAAAGCAAAAGCGATTATTGATATATCTAAACCAAAAAAAGAGTATTTAGAATATAATGAGAAAAGAACTGATATATTGAATACATATGGTGAGAGGGATGATTTAGGGAAAATAATTACTTTAAATGATTCGATTAAAATTAGAAAAAATGATATTGATGAATGTCTTTTAAAGTTGAAGGAACTAGATGTAAATTATAAAGAAGCTATAGACGAGAGAAATAATAATTTAGAAGAGTATTATGAGTTACTTGAAACTGAAATTGATGTAGATATTGAGACTGTTCCTTTTAAATATGTTCCTGATAATATTTCTATATCTGAATTAAAAACATTAAACAAGATGATAATAATGCCAGATAAAGAAGAGGATAAGGTAAAATAATGTATCCTAATAATTTTCGTAACGATAAATGGATATTAACATTTAGTAATATTCCAACAGTAAAAGATAGACACGATCTAAGATTATTTGACAATTATATTAAATCATTAACTTTACCCGATTATAATATGGGTCAAATAATCTCAAATGGAGAATTTGGTTTTGATATAAGACATCCGCAAGCAGGTATGTTAATTAATAGAGATTTATCTCAATTACAAGTTGAATTTAAACTATCAGAAGATATGCAAAATTATCTTTATTTATTTAAGTGGATGTTAGAATTAAAGTATGGTCAATTAGATAATGGAAATTATCAAGGAAAAATAAGAGATTATAATATAAAAGCAATGCATTTACATTTATTAGATAATCAAAAAAGAACTACAGCTATAATAAAATTTACTAATGCTTTTTTATTGACTTTATCTTCTATGCCATTAACCTTTGGAACTTCAGATGAAGTAACATTTACTTGTAATTTTTCATATGAAGAAATAACATATACACAAAAAGACCCAATGACAGGCGGAGAAACATTAGATATTCCTAATCTACATTCTCCTTGTGATGATGGACCGTTACCATTAGATACTTCAGCAACCTGGAATCAATAGGAAATTATAATGGATATATATAAAATACAAGTAAGTAACAATATTGATTTTAGTGATTTAGTAGTAAGTGAATTAGTAAATTATCCATATCCAAATGAAAATTTTAATGAATATTATTTTAAAACAGGAGATTTGGAATATGGAAAGACTTATTATTGGAGAGTTAAAAAAATAGATTTATTATATGGAAATAGATCGGATTGGTCTACTCCTTGTGTATTTTTTACTAAAGGTGAGGATGTTATTATAAATACACAAACACAAATAATAGAATTTATTGCATTAGGTATGGAACCAAAATGTATTTGTAAAAAGGGTGTTAAAAATTACGAGTCTTCTTGTCCTGATAAAAAGGGAGTACAAGAATATAAGAGTGATTGTTTAAAATAAAATTATAAATAATTATACGATTTAATTTATTTTTACTAACAGGAGTATTTATGGATGGATTGAATTTGATTAAAGTTAAATTACTTGCGGATGAAAAAGTAATTAGAGAAACGTGTAACAGATGTGGAATAGCAAATAAGAAAAAAAGAATACTATATCCTAGTTGTTATTTATATAAAATGGATGGAGAATATTATATAGTTCATTTTAAAGAACTATTTCTTTTAACTAGAGACAATGGATATAACAACATTTCAGATGAAGATATTAAAAGAAGAAATGCTGTTATTTTTTGTTTAAAGAATTGGGGTCTTATAGATGTTGAAGATGATAATATCGATCCTCATAATATATTTGTGTTTGTATTACCTCATTCACAGAAAAAAGATTGGAGGATATCACACAAAATAAATCTATATTTTATGAATAATATAAATAATGAAGGGACAGAAAATGACTGATAATATTTATTTTGAAAATATAGATGAAAATGACTTTGAGGATTTTTTAGATTTTGAACGTCATTATGGTTTTGATTGTGATGAAGAAGAAGAGTCACTAGAATTAAATTTTGATGATTAATGTATTAAATTAAACATAGGAGTGAACTATGAAATTTCTTAATTATTTGAGTAAATATGAAAAAGAAGATGTTTCGGATATTAAAAATGTATTAGAAACGAAAAAAGAAAAGATGGATTCTATTATCAAAGAGGCCTTTTATGGTGATTTTGTTTCAAAGGAAGAAGCAAAATTAGTAATTGAAAATGATATTGTCGATTTGAAAAATATTGATAAAGACTTTTTAAAAAATAACAAAAAAGAGATATTAAATAAAATAGATTCATTAACAGAAGGGGAAATAAAAATTATAATTAATAATTATGAACCTGGTTCTAGAACTAGTAATCAAGGAACTTCTACAAATCTTTTAGAACCAACCCCATTTATTGACGTAGAAGAATCTACTACTGTTAAGAAAAAAAGAGGAAGACCAAAAAAGAAATTAGAATGTGACTACAAGAAAGTAGATGAAGCTTCTCATGTGGAAACATTAGATGATATTGTTACTGATGAAGATAAAAAGAAAATATCTAAGGGCAATTTACCATATAAATTATATGATAAATTGTTTAATTACTATATGGATTTAGGTGAAATTCCTTACGGTATTGCTAAAGCAAGAACAGGTGATCCTATGGATTGGGTTTTAGAAAGAGTAACAAAAGATTTAAATATTACTGAATATGTAGATAAAAAAAATCTTAAAGAAGATGAAGATGTTTTAGAACAAGAAGATGATGAAAAATTAAAATGGTCTGATATTGAATCTAAACTAGATGATATCGATTCTAAATTAGATACACTAATAGATGATAAAGAAACCGAAGAAGTTGAGGATGAAGTAGAAGTTGAGGATGAAGTAGAAGTTGAGGATGAAGTAGAAGTTGAGGATGAAGTAGAAGTTGAGGATGAAGTAGAAGTTGAGGATGAAGTAGAAGATGAAATTGACGATGAAGAAATCGAAGAAGAATAAGATATGAAATTTTTCAAGTATTATTTTGCTGAATCACACGGGGATATTCCAAGAAGGAATATCCCTTTTGATGAATTTTCAGAAAATGAATTTAAAATATTCAAGACTGAAATAGTAGATGCTTTAGATGAATTAGATAAAGCTTTCTATTCAGAGTACAATATTCATTTGTGGGAAGATATTAAACAAAAGAAAAAAGAATATGATTTGTTTTCATCTCACGCGTATCAAATATTTAATAATGCATTAAATACATTAACCGACATAGAAACAACAGATATAAACATTCAATTTCCAGAAGATTTGACAGAAAAACTTATTGATTTTTTACAAAAAAATAAGGGCAAATCTTTAGGTCAGATGAAAATATTATCTTTTTCTAAAGATGATATTAGTATCATATTATCTACCTCTGTTAAATTTGGAAATTTAATAGAGAATGTAACGATTGTATTTGAACCTACTTTTTGGCAAGATAATAGACCAGTTCCTTCTACTATATATGCTAAGGATGTTAAATGGGATTCCGATGTTCCTGGAGATATTCAAGAAGAGTATTATGAGTATTTATTGCAATCATTAATAGGAAGTGAGACATTAGAGGACATATCAATAATAACCCCAACAGGTAAGGTATCGGCATCAAAACAGTTAGATAATCCAAAGATTTTAGGTTTTTCGGTTAAAGATGGAATTAGAACAAGATTTTATCCAAATTTAGATTTGAATGGTAATATAAAGATTGCAGATGGTAAAAAATCATTTAGAACTACAAATAGACCTGAAACTGATTTAGACACTAATCTAAGGAATATTTATTCAGTATTATTTCAAAAATTACCAAATGAAAATGAAATAAATAAAATGAAGTCATTTCGAGGTGTTTTGGAATTAATGAAAGAATTAGATAATGATATTATAGATAATATTTTAACTAGATTTTCTTCGTATTTGTGGGGAGATGAATCAAAAATAATTAAAGGTGATAAAGATGAATCTGGTATAATTAAAGAAGATTTAAAAATAAAAATTGCTATATATAATGAATTTATAAAATATCACCCAGATGTAAAATATGATGATGCTTATTTAGACCAAAGAATAAGAGACTTTTACAAAGATAACTAATGGAAAATGGATTCTTTCTAATAGCGAGACTAATTTCTTTAAATGAGGTTTTGAGATGAAGAACAAACACACAGGCGGTTCATTTTTCGACGATGTAAAGAAATGGGAACAGGAAGACCCGGAATTCCGTCAGAAGGTCGAGGCACACATTGAAAAGCGTAAACTTGCCGCAATGGCGATATTGACTAAGAAGCCACGAAGTCTTTAGTTTCGGGGTAGTTCACATATATAGTACATTTATTGAATGGAGGTTGATTTGAATAAAATTATAATTTATACTGCTCTTTTTGGAGCATATGATTCTAAATTGATAGAATTGGATGACTATGATAGAAAAAAATTTCAATTTGTTTGTTTTACAAATTTAAAACATTTAAAGTCATATACGTGGGATGTGGTTTATGTAGATAAACTTCCAGTTCCTAATGATAATACAAAATCCTCACGATATTATAAAACGAACCCGCATAAATTTTTCCCCGATTATAACATTTCAGTTTGGATTGATTCATCTTGTTCTAGATTATCTATGAAAAGATTAGAGAATTTGATTGATAGATTTAATAAATTAAATGTTAATTTATATATCGAAAAACATCCATCGAGAAATTGTATATATGATGAATTAAAGGCTTGTATCTTTTTTAAAAAAGATGATGTATCTGTTATGAATAAACAAATTAATGGATATCGATTAGAGGGAATGCCCAAAAAATATGGAATGGTTGAGACAGGGTTTCAAATTAGAAAGCATAATGAATCGGATGTAATCAAATTTCAAGAATTATTATGGAATGAAATTTTACATAAATCAAAAAGAGATCAACTTTCTTGGAATTATTGTTCTTGGAAATTGAAATTTGATAATTATTCTATGTTTAGTTTTAAAGAAAAGAATTTGATATTATCTTTTCGAGATCACATGAAAGAATATAAAGAAAAAGTCTTATTAGTAGGGCCCTGGTTGGGAGAAGAAGAATATGAGAAAAAATGGTTAGAATATGTATATTCCCATATAAGTTCTACCCCATACGATAAAATAATTGTTGGGTGTAGATCAGGAAGAGAATTTTTATATTCTAATTATGCAGATGACTTTATTTTTTCTGATGTAGAAGGAAGTAGGGATAGAAATTTAATAAATGGAAAAGTCCCAAGATTTAATGTTACATCATCCGATGATAAAGAAATAATACAATTAAATCCTACAAGTGAAATATTTAATGATATAAGACCAGACCGAATATCGATAATAATAACTGCATATAAGACTCAAGATTATATTGAGGAATGTCTATTATCGATTCAAAATCAAACCTATTTTAAGAATCACGATAATTATGAAATTCTAGTTGCGGTTGATAATGATGAAAAAACATTGAAAAAATTGATGAAATTGAGGTCGAAAATTAATAGATTGAAGATATATAATTCTTCTAAAAATGTAGGAACATATATCTTGAGGAACTCTTTAGTTCAAAAGAGTAATGGAAAGTATTTGTTATTTTTTGACTCAGATGATATTTTATGTGATGATACTATTAAAAATATAATGTCATTGGATAAACACGATTATGTTAGATTTCGATTTTCTGATTATATAGATATAGATGATGGATATGTTAAAATACAGAAATATTATTCTGTTGCTGCTGGTGCTTTTTGGGTATCAAGAGAAATCTTTAATAAAATTGGGGGATTTCAATCTTGGTTTTGTAGTGCAGATAGAGAATTTATGATTCGTAGTAGACATAATAAAATTCCATATAGTGTTATAAATCAGAAGTATTCTATGTATAGACGAGTACATAGTAATAATTTAAGTTCTAATAATACTACTTCGGTAACCGGAAATAAATCTTTATTACGAAATAGTTATCATTTATGGATGAAAAATAATAAAACTTGGAGTATTCCTATTATTCCTATTGTTATTGACCTAGAAAATAAAACTTGATTGGAGCTTTAGATGAATTTTAAACATATTATACTAATTAGATTTAATTACCCAAAAAACGAAGCTAATTTAGATATTAGAAAAAGGTATCTGGAAGAGATTTGTTTACATTCATTAGAAAGACAAACAAATAAAAATTTTTCTGTTTTGATTTGCTCTAATTTAGATTTAACTTTTAATTCCGAATTAGATATTTTTATTGTTGGTGATGGAAATAATCATGGAAAATGGAAAATGGATAGTACAAATAGGAATAAAAAATTAAAAGAACTTAGTGAAAATTATGAATATATCATAACAACAAGATTAGATTCAGATGATGTATTATTACCAAATTGTATTGATATAATACAGAAAAATTTTCAAGAAAAAGATAAAATAATAATAGACCCATCGGGATATACATATGAATCAAGAGTAAATAAATTTATGGAATATACTTCATCAAGACCTTCACAATTTCTTAGTTTGATTGAATCTACAATTAATCCTGTATATTGTTATAAAAAACCTCATACTAATATGAAACAATTAGGGCCGGTTATAACATTAGATGATTTGGTTAGAATATATGTAGTTCATGACCTTTCAATATTTAGTTCTAAAAAAAGTAGTTCTAGATATAATGGTAAGGTTGTCGAGATTCCTAAAAATTGTAAATATTATATAGAAAAATGGAATGAATTATTAAAAGAAATAAAAAAATGAAAAAAATATCAATAATAATAACCGCATATAAGACTCAAGATTACATTGAGGAATGTTTACTGTCTATTCAAAATCAAACATATTTTGTTGATAATAAAGATTATGAAATTTTATTGGGTATTGATGGTGATAAAGAATTATTAAATCATATACAAAAAATAAAAAGTAAAATATATAATTTACAAATATATAACTCTTCTAAAAATGTAGGAACATATATCTTGAGGAACTCTTTAGTTCAAAAGAGTAATGGAAAGTATTTGTTATTTTTCGATTCTGATGATGTATTATACGATAATGTAATAAAAGATATAATGTCATTGGATAAACACGATTATGTTAGATTTAATTATATGAAAAAAATTTGTGCTTGTGGTTGTTTTTGGATATCTAAAAAGTTATTTGATTCTATTGGGGGTTTTCAATCTTGGGTTTGTAATGCAGATCAAGAATTTAGAAAAAGAGTAAAAAAAAATAATATTGAATTTGTTGTTGTTAATAATGAAAAGCTTTCTATGTATAGAAGAAGACATAATAATAATTTAACAAAAAGTAAAAATACAGGAATGAAATCTGAATTGAGAAAAACTTATAGAGATTGGATTAATAATAATACTGATTGGTCTATACCTATAATACCAAAAATAACAGAAATTGAACAAAAATAGATTGGAGATTATATGGTTTTATTTACGAAAGAAGAAGAATTTTCTGCTAAATATTTTAGAAAAAGATGGAATGATTATCTTAGTAATGTTTCTATTTCTGCTAAAAAAATAATAGAAGAAAACAAAATGACTAATTTTTTAGAGATTGGTTGTGCTGGAATGTCTTTAATAAAAAGTAGTGATACTATTGATATTAGTAAAACTTGGGAGGGAACCCCTATAAAAGATATAAATTATCCTACATACTTATATGATATATCTAAAAAAGGTTGGCCTATAAGAGATAAATATTATGATTTATCTATTGCAACACAAGTATGGGAACATTTAGATGATCCATATATTGCTTTTGAAGAACTAAAACGAGTATCTAAATTTGCTATTTTAACATTTCCGTATTTATGGAAGTCGTCAGATAAAATACATAAAAATATAACAAAAGAAAAAATAGATAAATGGACGTTAAATACTCCTTTTTTAGAGGAACGAATTTTTAATACTAGATGTAAAAGATTAATGAGGGTGTATAAATTTTAATATACATTGGAAATATATAAATACTTCATATTAATAAAATAACTAATTTGTAATATTATTAAGGAGAGTTAAAATGAAATTTAGCAAATACTATTTTTGTGAAGGATTGCCTTCAGGATTTGAAGCTGATGATATAGAATCAATTGAAGATTTTGTTGCATCCGAGGAAGAAGATGGAAAATTGATAGATGTTGAAGTTAAAGATCCAGAAGAATTAGAGGAAGATATCGATGATGCCGATATACGAGATATTGATGTAGATGAATTAAAAACACGTAGATTAGGTGCTCCTACTAGAGATGCAGAATTAGCAAAAAGACCAGAACGAATGTTACACAAATCTAATATTGTTGACGAAAAAGGTAATTTAATCGACAATGATAAACTTAGAGCATTAATTACTAAAAGACCTGATAAGTTAATAGATGCTAATACTAAACTAAAAACATCAGGAAAGATGACAAATCAAAGATTCTATGATATGACTTTACCAGCATATCAAGGATTGTATGTTGATGAAAAAACAGGATCATTTAAAGTAGTAAGAACTTGTCCGTATGCTGGAGAATGTTCTAAATTTTGTTATGCTGCTAAGGGTGGATATGTAATGTTTCCTGCTTCAAGTTTGAGTGCTTCTAGGGTAGTTAATTATTTAATGAATGATGAAGAAGGATTCAAAAATCAAATGATTAGTGAATTACAATCGGCATCAGGTGGATTAAAGAAAAAAGGAATACAGTTAGTATTACGTTGGCACGATAGTGGTGATTTCTTATCAGAGAAATATTTACAACTTGCATATGATATTGCTAGAGCGACACCTGAAGTAGAACATTACGCTTATACTAAGAATATTCCTTTAGTTAGAAAACTGCAAGAAGTTCAACCAAATAATTTTACTTTTAACTTTTCTTTTGGTGGAACTGAAGATGAAACAATCGATGTAGATAAAGATAAACACGCAAGAGTAGTATCTGCTGATTTATTTAAAGACCTTATTATTAGAGGAAAACAAGGTCCAGAAGCATTTACATCTATGTCATTAGAGAAATTAAAAGATAGAGTATCTGATGAATATAATATACCAAGAGAAAATATTATCAGTTATGATGAATTAGTAAGAATGCCTGCAACAACAATTCCAAAATGGCACGTTCTTGTTTGGAAAGGTCACGGAGATGATTCTGGTGCTAGAAGAGATGTATTAGGTACATTATTACTTATTCACTAAGAGGAATAAAATGTCTAAAATGAGATTTTTAGAATACTATGGGGATTCTTGGAGGGACAAAATTGTCCTTCATAGAACCCCTACAGGAAGATTATCCCGTGCTAAGGTTGGCAGTTTACCAGCAGAAAAACAATGGAAGTATAATCCTAATCGTTACAAAAGAACAGGTGCAGATAAAAAAGTAACAAAAAAGGATTATGAAAAAATAGTCCCTATTGAGGATATACAATATTTGTTAGAGTTTTGGATGGCAATAAAAGATCGAGATGAATTGGGACGATTTGAAGAAAATAAGTTAGTATTAGCAACTGATGATTCATCTATAGTACACGAAGTATTTGATGAAGATTATTTACCAGTTAAATTAAAATCTGTACCATTGGATGCAGTAGTAAAATATAGAGTTGTTGATGAAGAAGGTAATGATGAATGGAAAGAATTTGATGATGAATTGACATCTAGACAAAAATATGATTTTATTAAATTTGAAGATAATAATATATTTCTATTAGATTTATTTCCATATGTTGAAAGAATAGATGTTAAATTAGATATAGAGGATGATCAGGAGGTATAAATGAGATTTAATGATTTTTATTACTTAACAGAAAAAAGTTATTGGAAAGATGATTATGTAGGTAGAACTTTTTATGTGCAAAAAATATTAGCAAGTCCAGAAGACACTAAGAAAATATTAACAGATTTATTAGAAAAAAATAAAAAATTAATAAGAATAGAACCTACCGAAGATGTTGATTTTATTGTTAGGGGTGGTGCTAAATCAGTTATGGATGCTTATTTTAAAGGTGAAGATGGAAGTATATATAAATTTGAAGGAATTTCTAAAAATGTATTAATAGATGAGGAGAGTTTGGAAAAATTTGATGCTGCTAAATATGAAAATTTAATAGTATTGTGGCATAATAAAATTAATACTCCTGATATGACGGAAGAACAGTTAAGAGATTTATCTGGGTTGTCAGATTCTAAGTATGATAAATTGTATGAGAAATTTGTTATGGATGAACAATTTGTTGAATTAGGAAAAAAATATGCAAATGCAACCTCTAAAGAGATCAAGGGGTTAATTTCACAGACTGGTAGAGCATCGGTAGAATTGACTGATTTTTGGTTAGAAAATGGAGGTGTTGATACTACTCCTAAAACTGATGTTGCTGGTGGAGACTATAAAATAAGTATAAAAAAATCAGGTGGTAGTCAATTACTATCAGCAACTTATGGTGAGTCAAATGCAACTTTTGCTGCTGCTTTAAAGAATATTGGGAATAAAACAGATCCTGAATTAAAAGAAAAATTAGAAAAAATAAGAGACAAAACAATTTGGACAGATGTTAATACAGGAGAATATCCTATTGATGTGACTTCTGTTAAAAAATTAATACCCGATGAAATATCAAAAGAAATGAGAAAACGTAAGGATAAACGAGATAATGATAAAATAGTAAGAGGATTGAATGAATTTATATCTGAACAATCAAAGCATCCTGTAATATCTCAAATTATATCGGGAATGATACTAAACTCACAATTAGATCAAATATTACAAGAGATTCTTCAAAAGGATAAAGAATTGAAATATGAATTTACAAAAGAAGCAATGACTGGTAATATTAAATTTGGTACTGAAAGTATAGGTTCTGCTAACTATATATTAGTATTTGATACCGAAGGAAATTTAAAGACTAAAAAAATCGATAGAACTATAATTGAAAAATATGCTTCTAAAGTAAAATATAATGTTACGTATAAAAGTTCAGGTAGTAAAGTAGCAACAGCACTTAGAGGAGCGATGAGAGAAAATAATATTAATATGGATATGATTATTGAGGGTGTGTTTGATGATTTACTTGATATTGGTAAATCTATGTTAAAAACAGTAGTGGAAAAAGCTAAAGATTGGTTTGATATAATAAAGAATTTTCTTATTGAATTTTATAGAAAAGCGATGGACTTTATAATAAGAATATCAGAAAGAGGATATAATGCTTTATTATCAATTTTAGGAATGGAATTATACGAAGTAGTAGACAATAATCCTACATTGTATCTTGATGATTTTTAACATTGGATGATATATGAATTTTAAAAGATATTACTTACAAGAAGAATATATATCCAAAGTAAAATTAATAAAAGAGAATGATCATCCTCTTGTTATTTGGGGTATAGAAATTGGTAATATATTAGGTCTTGATTTTCAGGGTTTGTGGGATAGAAGTGGAATGGAAAAAATGTTTCCAAATGAGATATTACAATTCACGGATTCAAAACAAACAAAAGCTACATTTACAGTTGATTATATAGATGGGACGTCTTTTGATGAATTATTAGATAGAACAAAAAATAAATTGGATTTAAAACATAGAGAGTTCAAAATTAAAAAGGAAAAAAATTAAAGATAAAATTTTAGAATTGGGAGGAAAGAAATGAGTGTATTAAATGAATTAAAGGGACGTTTAAAAAATCAAGGATGGTACGAAAGAGATTCTGGTATGACAAAATAAATCTAATGGATGTGGCTTTAAATTTATCAGGAAGAAGAAAAGAATTAGAAGATAAGGCTACTGATTTAATAGATGAATATGGAATATTAAAAGCTTTGAAATTAAGTAGAGGAGAAATTTAATAAATATATAATGACATCGAATTTTTAATATAGGAGATGTAAAATGGGACTTAAAGAATATATTACCGAGAAAGAGAAAAAAGAGGGTGTAAATCCAAAAACATTAGTTGAAGATGTTGTTAAGTATATGAAATCTGGTGGAATGAAATTGAATGATAATTTATGTGTGACCACTATTTTTTTTGAAGGAAAAGGCGATTTGAAGAAAATATCAAAAGTTTTGGATAAGAAATTTGGTAAAGGTATTATTGGAGAGGAAGAAATTATTTATGATGGTGGTTCTAATTACAATATAAAAATCAAAAATGAAGCTGGAAAAATCAAGGCAAAAATTTCGAGGGGGTTGATTAAATGAGTAGAACAATTCTTAATGAATTAGAAGATTTGGTTGGAGATAAACTAAAAGTCGGTGATATTGTAATGTGGAGAGGTTCTTGGGGAATGGATGAACCGCAGAAAGCAAAAGTAACCGGAATAGGTAAAGGTAAAGATTGGGATGAAACATATCAAGAATTGCCTTGGTCTAAATTAGAAGATGATACATATACCGTTGATATTGAGGTGAAAGATTTTTTTAACAAAACAAAAAAACATTGGGCATGTGGTTATCAACTATCTCCATTAACAGAATCAAAAGAAAAAAATATAGTAGAAGATACCCACGAAGAATTAGAAAAAGCAGAATCTGAATGGAAAGAAAAGAAAAAAGAATTGATGAATATGGTATCTATTAATGCTAATCAAATTCAAACATACTTAGAGAAGATCAAAAACGGATTAAATGTTACTTCTGCTATTGATTCTTATTTAGAAGAATTAAAAGAAATTTTTAATACTATCGAAGATACCGATTATGACTTCAAACTAAGAAGGCAGGATTTAGAAAATGAATATAATTAATGAATCAGAAAAATTTATGGATGATGACGTTGTTATTTTTTATCTTAAAGTAAAAGAACATTTTAACGTTTAATATTTGGAGGATTGGATAATGGAAAAAGGAAAAGTAATATCGGAGGCAGAAAGATATCTTTATGAAGAGGAGGATGATGAAAATACATATTCACATTATGAGAGAAGTCTTGAGGTATTAAGAAAAGTTCCTAATTTTTCTGCAAGAGGTAAGACTTGGAATGTAGATATTGTAGATGAAGTCCAGGCTGGAGAATTTGTAGAAATTTATAGTGATGAAGATGATACCTATATTAGATCGACTCCTTATTGGGAGGGAATGCATTTACCAATAGCATTTTATATTAATGATGGTGATAATGTATATGATAAAAGATATCCATTAGAAGATATGTCTGATTCTTCTGATGAAGAATTTAAAAAGTATTTAGTTCAAAATTTAAAGAAAGCAGTAAATGATATACCAGAGGATATATTTGATAAATATATAAAATAAAATGGACATATCAGTAAAGAAACAAAAAGAAATAAATGTAAGAGAGATGATAATTTCTCTAAGAAAAAAGTTGAATAAGATGGAAGATAATGAATTGAAAAAGAAATTATCTTCCATTTTTTCTTTTGTTATATCTCCGAATGCAGATTTGGAGAAAATACTTAGGATATTAGATAAATTAAGGAATGATGCTAATACACCATCTAAAAAAATGGATCATATAGACACAAGAGTCTTGATTAAATTTTGGGATGATGTGATTAGAATAATAACAGATACAATAAAGAAGAATAAGGAATTAGATATGACTTATTAATAATAATCAATATTTTGATAATAAGGAGTTAATGATTGTGGAATTGTTTAGTAGTTTTTTATTTTTAGGTGTCATTACCATAATTACACTAATAACGATGTATAATAATAGGAATTTGAGTAAGACTTTATTTTTATTATTAGTAGAAGAATATAAGTGTGATTTACGTACCAAACAAATGAGAATATCTTCTAGTATATTAAAAAATGCAAGACATATACATTATCGAATATTTTCAGAATGTTTTATTAATACAAAATCACATTGTATAAATAATAATAACAACTGTGAATTGTTGAGTAATACGATTCCATTGTATTTACAATTACATAATATGTTGTTAAAAGAGATATTTAATAAAGCATTACATACTATTATAAAAAATGAATTAGAAAGAGGATATTACTTATATATTGAAAATAAAGAATTTGATAACTTTATATCTATGGTGAAAAATTCAGTAGAAGATTATGTGTGTCACAAATATGGAAATCAATGTTTAAAGTATAATTATTTGTCATTGAATAAAGAAGATAAAAATATACATAAAGAGGTATGTAAAGAAAATAAAATATTGGAAGTTGCATTGTTTCAGATTTTTTCTCAATGTAAAATATTAACACTAGAACATAACAACCAATTAAAAGAAGTGGAAAAAAAGAGTAAATATAAACCATTCGAACTATTAAGAAACATTATTCAGATTAGGCTATCAAAGGGGTATTAGAGAATGAGTTTTTTAGAACAGATTATGCAATTAGTATCATCTACTGGTCCTATTATTGGAATCATTGTATTAATATTAATAATAGGAACTGTATTAATATATAGATTAGATATTATTATGTTATTGTTTAATAAGAATAAAAAAGAAGATGTTAGTAAAAAAATATTAATGGGTGATATTATATCTGTAAATTCAAAGATATTAATTTACTTATTCGATATCCACGCAAATTATAGGGAATCTCTTACCGAATTAAAAGAGGCAGTATTAGATAAACAGAAAGAATATTATGAACAAATATGTGATCAAATAATTGATGAAATTTGTGACTCTTATAAGAAGATACAAGAAAAAAAACTAGATGTAGATAAAGAAATTTATTCATATGGTGATCCATTGAAAGAATTTTTATTGTTTAAAGAAGTATTAAAAAATGCTTTTTATACAAAAATATTAAAAGAATTTGAGAGATCGTTTAAAAAAAATGGGTTTCATTTGTATGGTGATATTGAACTAAATACTTTTGTAAAAAAGAAAGTAGATATATTGTTACAAAACTTGAATAAACACATAAGTACAAATCTACCGATATATAACAACACACTATATATTAATCCTTTGGCCTCTGAAATAGTAGATTTTATAATAAACCGAACATATATGGAAGAAAAAGTATTAGATATATATAAGAATGCTAGAGATGAATACATTAATATATGTGTTAGAGGTGAAGCACAATTAAAAGTAGAATTTCAAAATTCAATTAATACTTTAATATTACAGAATATATTTGAAATTAAAGAATAATCCTTATTTAATGGAAATATGACTTGACTCTCATATTTCCATAATATATATTAATGATCAAATAGTTTTTGTAACTATAATTGAAAAAAACAAAACAATCAACATTTATTTATTGTGTTTGTGGTGATGAACGGATAAGAAATGTTAATAAAAAATTAGGATTAAATTTTCCTTGAAGGATATTGATAATGGTATATACAGATTTATTTAAACAACATAGATTTAACGAACAAGAACAATGGATTAGAGATAATTTGTTAATGGAAGTTGTTATGGGTTCTCAGGCATACGGTACAAATACCGAAGATTCTGACTATGACGTAGTTGGATTGGTTATGCCTAAACACGAACATTTATTTCCTCAAGCTTATGGTTATGTTTTGGGATTCGATCAATTGCCCTCATTTAAATCAAAAGAATGTAAGGGTGAAAAATTAAGATTAGTTCTTCCTAATGGAAAAGATGTCGAGGGTGAATGGAATGCTTTAACTAATTTCTTTTACCTTGCAGGAGTTAAAGGCTCTCCATCATTGGTAGAGACTTTGTTTGTTAGAAGAAATTTAGTTACTTTTGCTACTCCTGTTACTTGGGTACTGAGGGATAACAGAAAATTATTTCTATCAATGAGAACATTTCACGCACTGAAAGGTTATTGTTATGCACAAGTTAATAGGTCGAAAAATGCTCAGAAGAGGTGGGAAGAAACAGGTACTTGTGAGAATAATAATAGAGTTGAATTATATGAGAAGTATGGTATGGATGTAAAAATGAATTATCACCCGTTAAGACTTTTGGACTTATGTGAACAATTAGTAAAAACCGGGGATTTAGATTTAATGAAGAACAAAGAAGAGTGTAAAGCAATGAGACGAGGGGAATGGACCAAAGATTTTTCTGAATTTGAAAATTTCGTATTTAACAAATTAAGAGGATTGGAGAAATGGGTATTGGATAATACGGTTGCTGTTCCTAATCATCCCCAGACAGAACAATTACATAATTTATTGTTTGATTGTGTAGAGGAATGGTATGGTAGTGAGAGTGATCTTAAAAGACAATCAACTGAATATGTTTCTGCTTCAGATGTAATGAAGGAATTACAGGAATTAAAACGATTGATGAAAGGGGAAAAAATGAAGAGACACATGTAGATGCTTTCGTAAGATGTTTTAAATCTTTTAATACATGTTACGATTCAGACAACTTCGTAGATACGTTTTTGTAACTATTAATAATATAAATAACATATAGTCATTAATCAACAAGGAGTTTTAATTTTGGGTAAGAGTTTCAAAAGTGTTTCGTTTAATAAGGTGAAAAGTAACAAGAATAGTACTAGGAAAAAGAGTAGACAGAAAGAAAGGGTTCTGTTAAAGAATATACACCAAATAGATGAAGATACCTTTGATGAGTTTGAAGAAATGGAAAAGAAAAATTCATTTTTAATAGATTAATATTTCGATGAAATGAATTAAGTTTATCCACCTTTTATCAAGGAGTATAAAGTGGATAATTTTATAGTATCACAAATCAAGAAAATAGAAATCGATAAATGGATTGAAGGTGTTAATACCAGTTGTGATCCAGGAGAAGAATATATTCTTAAATGGATAACAGAACAGGCAAAAATATTTAGAGATTCTTGGAATAAATCTTGTTGTAGATATTGCATTCATAATAATGAATGTGGATATTATGTTAAGGAAGAATGTTCTTCTTATTTAGAAAGTGGAGAAGATTAAATGGGTACACATACAAATATACTTGTGTTATCTGGTGGTGGTGTTAAGGGATATTCTCAAGTTCAAGTATTAAAACTAAGAGAATTAGAAGATGGTCCATTATACAAACAATATAAGTTAATATGTTCTAATTCTGTTGGTTCTATTAATTCATCTATTATTGCAACTGGACTTGTTAGTATGAATGAATTAGATAACTATTGGCCCGAGATGGCAAAATTTGTTTTTACGAAGAAAAAATGGTATGACCCAAGAAAACTTCCGATTTATAACAGAGAAAATTTTTATACCATTTGGGATAAACTAATTGGATTAGATTTTAAAATGAAAGATGTTAAGACAAATTTAATGATCTTGTCCGTTGATTATGTATCTAATACGAATAGGTTTTTTAAGTCTTGGCATAAAGATGATGGAGAAGAGAGATTAGCAGATGTAATAGCAAGAAGTTTTGCTGCTCCTATATATTTTGGTCAATATGTAGATTATATTAGAATGAAATGTTGGGGTGATGGTGGAATTGGTTATTATAATTTTCCTCTTGATGAAGCAAAAATAACTGCTGAAGTTTCGGGATGGTATCAGAATGATAATACTATATTAATTGATGCTATTGGTAGTTTATATTATGAACGAAAAAATACTTTTGATAGACAACGAAAAAGAACAAATGTTGGACAATTGTTAGATTATTCTAATCCTTTGGGGGGTGGTTTTGCAAGAGTTCAAAGTAGATCAGATCAAATACGTAGAATGCAATACTTAACAAACAAGATACCAAATATTAAATTTAGATATTGGGATATGGAATGTTCTAAACAAATAGATAAATTAGATAAAATTGAATATCTTGATCAGTATAGAGTATTGGGTATTGCTATGTCGAAAGCACCAAAACTAAAAATTAATATTATATAATAAAAACTTATTGTATTGGGTTGTGGAATTTATTAAATTATGTTTATTATATTTTCAATAAGGAGAGTTAAATGCCAGTATCGTTATCTAAAGACACTAATAGAAGTGCCAATCAACAATTAAAAAAGAAAAAATGTCAGTTCCCCGGTTGTACAACTTCATTTATGGGTAGAGGAAAAACAAAGTATTGTGATGAACATAGAAAACAAGAATATAAGAAAATCCTCTATCAACCAAAGAAAAGAAAATCACTTGGTGATGCAAACCAAAAAATTAAACATAAATTTTTAGAATCTCAAGATGTAATTAAAGAATGTTCTCTTGAGGGATGTAATAATTCATATAAAATACGAATTATACCGAATCAGTATATATATCCGAAATATTGTGAAGATCATAGGAATGAATGGAAAAGAGAATTTTTTACACAGAAAAGAAATGGTAAAAAATAGTATTGGGATTTTGACAATATAGAAATTCTATTACAGGAAGGGGGTGGTTATAAAATGATCCTCAGAATAATTTCTGGTGGTCAGTATTGACGGTGCTGATCTAGCAGGACTAAATGTTGGTAGAAGTCTTAATATTGAGACAGGTGGAATGGCTCCAAAGGATTATATGACCATATATGGTAAAAGACCTCAATTAGCAAAGCTTGGCTTAGTAGAATGTAAAAGAAATGGATATTCCACAAGAACGTATGACAATGTTAAAAATTCAGATGGGACAATGAGATTCTGTTTTAATTTTGAATCACCAGGAGAAATTTGTACTTTAAATGCAATCAAACAATATAAAAAACCATATATTGATATTGACCTTAATGATATACGAGAAATATTCATATTTGATGTTCTTGATTGGTTTAAAAATAATGACATTAAAATCTTAAACATTGCAGGGAATGCAGGTAAAAATAAGAGGGAAAGTGTTAAAATTTTTAATCTGGTTTCCGAACATTTATCTAAATACATTAAGAGATATAATGATCTGTGAATACTATGAGATTTAATTAGGAGAGAAAATATGAATGATTATGGAATGAAATCGATAGTAAGTATTGCAGTAAATAATCAAAATCAAATGATGTTGAAGATAGATTATGAATCTATTGCTGATGATCCAGATTTGATTCAATTATTATATTTATTAATTGGAACAACAGAGAAAGCAAAAATTGAATTGATTGATTTTTTGACTTCTATTGAAGAACAATTAGTAGAAGAAGATAATGAGTCTGATAATATTGATAATATGTTAGGGGATAATTTTGATGGATGATATTAAATGTAATATAAAAGATTGTTTATGTTATGAGAAAAAAGGTAGAAGTGGTGTGTGTTCTGATTATGTTCCTCCAATGATACCAAAATTAAAACCTAATAGTAAGGAATGTCCATTCTATTGTACTTCAATAGAAGAAGGATTGAAATGGTTAAGGATGGGTAAAATGGAAGCAGTTAAAAATAAGGATAAGAAGATAAAAAAAGGAAAATTAACACCATTTGAATAATTTGTTTGACTTTTAAAATTGAGTATTTTATATTATGATAAGAAGAATAATTGATCCTATGAATCATAAACATTGGGATGAAGTATTTTCAAAAGTATTACGATTACCTAAGATGCAATATAATGAAGAAAAACCAGTTGTTTCGACGAAAGTATCTGTTCTTGAAATGGTTGGAAATATCAAAAAAAAGATAATATACAGAATTGACATCGAATATCAAGATGAAGATCAATCGTTCTTTTCTGTGTTTGAACTATGGGAGGCCGAATAATGGATGTTTTAATATGTTCTAAATGTAAATCTTTTAATGTGTCTATTGATAGTAAAAGTGGATGTGTTACTTGTTTAAGTTGTAATGAAGTTATGGGTAATACAAATTCAAAAATAGATTTTTATGAATATATATCAGATAAAAAGAAAAAAGAACAAGAAGAATTAGAAAAACAAACTAAAATAGGAAACACTATAACAGTAAAGAATAATACTTTTTTTACTTTAACTCCTAAAAAATTTGATTAATATGAGGTTGTATGTTGATATTATTGATTGTTTTGTTGTTTGTAAATATGCTATTAATTATATTTTGTGTATTCCAAATAATGTATAATAAAAAACAATTGGAATTGAATGATTATTTATTTAATAAGATAAAAGAATATGAGTCTTTTAAAGAACAAGATAAACGGGATAAAATGATAATTAGAGAATGTTTAAGAGGGGGTGGATTGTTGTGACTTGGTTAGTTGGTATTTTATGGGCATTATTTGGTATGTTGGTTTTGTTTATTTTTGGACAAAAAATACGATTTGATGATAGATGAATTGTTTTTATTGCTTGTTGCTGCTATTTTAGGCCCTATTATGATATTAACGACGTATCTTCATATTAATGAAGGTAAGGCGATCTTTAAGAAAAGGACATAATTATGGTTAGAGGACGTGCTTATAGACTTGCTCAGAAGGATAGGATTTTAAAGAAAAGAAAAAACCATCCACGGAATGAATCTGATTTGGTTAATAATCCAAAAAGATGTTCTTGTTATATGTGCAGAAATCCAAGAAGGAATAAATATCTAAAACAAAAAGAAAAAATTACTATTGCAGAAAGAAAATTTAACGAAAAATTCAATTCAGAAATTCAGGAGATTGAAAATGAAAGCAATTAAAATTGTTTCACTACTTGTTGTTTGTTTAGTTGTTGTAATATCATATTTAAAAATAAAACCTAAAAAAATTAAAGATATTTTTGAACATTGTGAAAATTTGGAGATGTTTATATAATGGTTTATTTTAATGAAGAAGAATTTTTTGAATTGAAAAGAAAATATTCCAAAGAAGAGATTAAGACTATTATTACTCAAAAACTTAGAAGTCTTAATGCTCCTCTTCCAATATTTTCTCCAACAATGGATGATGCAAATGTAGATTTTAATATTCTAAAATCTCGTACTTATATTGATAATGTCATTAATGGTGAATGGTTTTCTCGATATGAATATCGATATCCCAAAGTAGATTTATATATCGAAACTGTAAATGATGGATTAAAAGCCTCGGGTCATTTTACACACGATGCTAGAATGTTATGTGATGGTCGGGTAGGTCCAGGTCCTATGAAAACTTGGAATTCGGATAAATTTATTCGATCTGCGTTGGGTGCTTTATTTTCTTTAAAATTAACAGAAGTATCGGATAAAACATTAAAGACTTGTATTACAATGAGAAAAATGGTTGCTTCTCAATTTAAACCTGCTATTGCAAAATGTCTATATGAACTTTTTGAAGTTGAAGATGTATTGGATTTTAGTATGGGATGGGGTGATAGACTTGTAGGTGCTCTTGCGACTCCAAATTTAAAATCATATACAGGAATCGATCCAAATACAGAAACTCATAAAGGGTATCAAAAGATAATAGATAATTTTAATGTTTATAATAAAAGATTAGATATCAATGTTTCTTGTGCTGAAGATTTTGATCACGGTAACAGACAATATGATTTTGTTATGACTTCCCCTCCATATTTTTCTACAGAAAAATATTCGTATGATGATACACAATCTTGGGTTAGATATAAAAAATTGGAAGATTGGAATAAAAATTTTTTACATAGATCAATAGGTAATTTTTGGGATAATGTTAAAAATGGTGGAATTGTAGCAATTAATATTTCTGATGTATACAATGCTGGTGTGAAAATTATTTGTGACCCGATGAATGATTATATTTCTGGGTTATCTAATGCTAAATATGTTGGTTGTTTAGGATATAAAATGGCAAAGAGACCATTATCTAAGTCTGACGGGGATGGAACATTTTGTGAACCAGTATGGATATGGCAGAAAACAGACAAAATACCATTAGATATTGATAGTCTGGTTAAGAAAAATGAATTAGATTCTTTTATTGACTTTTAATTTTTCATTTAAAATTTTTATGATATCATTTTGTTCTTTGTATGAAATTCGGATTAATGGGATATTATTATCTTTACAAAATTTAGTTTTTATTTTATCTCTCTTTTTAATTTTTTCAAGATACTCATTACCTCCCCAACTTTTTATTTCTTTAAAATGTTGTTCACCATCATATTCAATACAGATATTATGATCTGGTAAATAAAAATCAAAAGGTAATGGAAGAAGATGTCTACAATCATCAAAGGTTTTTTCACGAATAAAAGAAATTTTATTTTTCTTTAAGTATTTTTGAACTTTTAATTCACCTTTGGACGATCGACAGTTAGGACAACCACATTTACGTTTATAATGGGTGTATGGATTTTGTTCAAATACTCCGTGAATAGGACAAATAATTTTTACTTTGGTTTTACAATCAATATAATCTACTAAAGAATAATCATATTTGTTATTATGTATTTTATTTGCTTTTTTTATAAATTGTTCTGTTTTGTGGGATTTCATTATATGACTCCTATTCGAGTTAAGATTGAATATTGTTGAGTAATCTATGGAATAGCATAGAAGCACTGGCCGGTGTTGTCCTCAACAATATTATTATTTATATAATTCTTAAAAATATTGATTTTGTTATTAGAATTTACTATATTATAAATGATCTCTTAAAAAGAACGAACTTACTTCATTTATAGAATTTTAAAAAAAATAAAATAATGTTTGACTCTACTATTTCCATTAATTATATTAGTGATATATTTGGAATTATGAGGGGATTATATGGATAAAAAAACAAAAGACTTTATTTCTGATTGTTTGATTGAATTAATATCATCTAATGTAAGCATCAAATTATCCAATACAAAAACTGTATTGTTTTCTGAAAATAGTAATGATTATTCAAGTGGATTTTTTTGTGATAATCCTAAAGAATTTGCTGTTGCTGTAGGAAAACCACAAAAAGAATGGTTTCCTATTTTTATACACGAATACAATCATTTTTTACAATGGAAAGAACAATCTAAAGAATGGTTAAATTGTGATGATGTATTTTTTGATCATTGGTTATCTGACAATACAGTAAACACACGAAAAGTTAATAAGGGTATTGCATCCCTAATAACTTTAGAATTGGATTGTGAGAAACGATCCGTTGAAATGATTAAAAAATTTAAATTAAATATTGACACTGAACACTACATAAAATGTGCAAATTCATATGTTCTTTTCTATAATATCCTTAAAGAAAAAAGACAATGGTATGATAAAGCTCCATATACCGTTGATGAAATAATAGATATTATGCCAAATTATTGGTTAAATGACTATTCAAAAACTCCAAGATTATATAAAAAATTAGTTTTAAAACATTGTTTCGAATAATCAGAATGGTTAAATCGAATTGAAGAACCTGGTGATCTTAAAGAATTGAGTAATAGAAATATTGAAACTTATAGAAACATACAAAGTATTATTAATAGTAAATAATTAAAGGAGATTATATGTATACATTAAAGAGAGCTACTAGTATTGGTAGACAGACCTTAGTTGGTTATACTATTGAATCATATCCTTCTAAACGTGGAAATTGTTTTTCTCTCCATGCAAAGGACAAGGAATATAGAATTGTTAATTTTAATGTAGAGAATCTTAATTATCTATTGAAAAATAAAAAAATAACATTTCCTATTATTATACTACCTATTACTGATCGACACGCATATATTCACGATTCACGAATTGAAGATAATTGGTATAATAATCATATATGTGAAATTTGTTGTCCCTCTCATCTTTTACCATTACATCAGAGATTAGCAAAGAAAAGAGCAAAGAAGAAAAGATATTACCATAACGAGAATCGATGATTATATAATAGAAGGTAGAACCATTAACACATAAATTAGGAGAATAGAATGTTAGAAAAAAATATGAAAGAATCAATTGATAGGAAAGTTAAAGACTGGTTGAATACTATAACCGATAATGAAGTAGTACAAGCAATCAAAAAAGATTTGATTGTTACAGGTGGTTGTTTTACTTCAATGATACTAAACGAAAAAGTAAATGATTATGATTGCTATTTTAGAACAAAAGAAACTGTTATAAAAGTAGCACAATATTATGCTAATGTTTGGAATAATTTACATAAAGATCAAATGAATGGAAGAGGTGTTCCTAGTAAAGTTTTTGTATTTGATGGTGATAATCCATCGAAAGAGTTGTTAGAATATTATGGTGTAACAACAAAAGAACAATTATATGACCATCAGGCAGGAATTGTAAGAAAGACAAGTCCTAATAGAGTCAAATTGGTTATTCCCTCTGATGGTATCATTTCTGCCGAAGAAACAACTAAATTGGATTTTAATGAAATAATATCTTCACTAGATAAAATATCATCGTCTGATGTTGAAACGATTATTACTAATGATGGAGAACAGAAATATTCACCTGTGTTTATATCATCAAATGCTATTACATTAAGTGATGATATACAAATTATTGTTAGATTTTATGGAAGTCCATCAGAGATTCACGATACTTATGATTTTGTACATACTAAAGCATATTATGATGTTGGTAAAAATCAATTGTAAATTCCAAAGGATGTATATGAATGTGTTATTAATAAGACTTTAATTTATACAGGAAGTAAATATCCTGTTTGTTCTTTGTTTAGACTTAGAAAATTCATATCACGGGGTTGGAGAATAAATGCTGGTCAGATATTGAAAATCTGTTTACAGGTATCGGAACTAAATTTGATGGATATTGATGTTTTAGAAGATCAATTGATTGGGGTTGATACGGTATATTTTTCTCAATTGATCAATAATATTAGAAAATCTAATATATCACAAGAAGAATTTACATCAACATATTTAATATCTGTTATTGATAAAATTTTTTGATTGGGGAATATAATGGAATTAGAATGTCCGATTTGCAATGTAGAAATTCAAATTCAAATAGTATATTGTTGCTATGGTGTAGTATGTCCTTACTGCAAATCGGACTTTTGTTGATTGTTTAGGTGAAGAGGATTATGAAAATGGATATTCTTGTTTTTTCTTAGATACTTTATGAGGAAAAATAAAAATTAAAAATAATGCTTGACTTCGATATTTCCATATATTATATTAGTAATATCAAAATAATTCAACAATCCCTAATCATAGGAGTTTTAAAATGTCTTATTCAACCAGTAGATTCAAAAAAGTAGAAAAAATTGATATTTCTAATGAAAAATCTATAAAGGACGTCTTTGTATCAAGTCCTCTGAATTGTGTTGTTGAGAAAAGCTTCATCAGTAATAATAGTACTAGTATGGATATCCCAAATGCTTGTGCTGTGTATAATTCCAATAATGGAAAACACTATGGTATAACTACCCCCAAATACGGTATTGTTCAGAATGATATCGTATTTTCTTTGTTTGAAACAATACTTTCTGAATTGAAACTTAAACCCAAATCTATTAATATTGTGAATGATGGTGAAGAATATATTATGACTGCTGGTGTTAATACTTCTCTCAAAATTAATAAAAAAGAGGAAGATATAGCAAAGGAAATTGTTATTAGAAATGGTCATAATGGTAAAATTGGATTGTCTGCTACCCTTAACATTGTTAGACTTATATGTACTAATGGTATGGTTGGGTTAGTTCCTGATAAGGAAAATTCATTCAACATTAGACATACACTTGCTGCTAATGGTAGATTCAATGAAATTATAAAAAATATGACAATATTTGAAGATGTGTATGCCAAATATGTTGAGAATGTAAGGAAACTTTCAAATGTTAGAATAACAGCACAACAGATTGAAGATTTTTTAATCGAATGTGTTAGTAAGAAATCTGTGAATGAAAGAGATAAAGTAGAATATCTCATTACTAATGGTAACGGTAATAGTGGTGAATCCGCACTTGATATCATTAATGGATATTATGAATATCTTGATCATACTGAAAAATCAGATGATTATAATGGATTGTTTGGTCCAGATGCTGGTAAAAAGGTAAAAGCATATAATTGGGTTAAAAAGAATATAATGGTGGGATTTAAACCCCTCTTTCTTGATTATAATCAAAGGAGTTCACATGTTTAAAGAATTTAAAATGATGTTAGATGCATTGGAAAATACATCTAAGACAAATGAAAAAAAAGATATAATTTTATTCTATTGTCATAAATGTGACACAAATAAAGATTTGTTACGGGCAGCGTTGACTGATATAGTTAGGTATAATGTAACATCTGACAATTGTAAGAAAAATTCAAATCTAACCAATCCATTGACAGATGATTTTTTTGAATTACTTAATATGTTGTCAAGTAGGATTGTTACAGGTCACGATGCTATTGGGGCAGTAAATAGTTTTATTAGTAAGAATGCTGAATATGAAGATGTTATTTTTCGTATAATTGATAAGGATTTGAAGTGTGGAATTAATTCTTCTCTTGTTAATAAAGTATATACTGGATTAATTCCAGAATTTAAGGTTGCTCTGGCAAACAACTTTGATGATTATAAAGATAAAAAAGGTATGGATTTCTTCAATGGTAAATGGGGAGTTACTCAGAAAATTGACGGGTTGAGGTGTATTACTGTTATAGGTTCTGGTGGAGAGGTAACATTTTATACCCGAAAAGGTAGGGAGATTACTACACTTGGAGTTCTTAAAGAAAAAATAGAGAAATTAGGAATTGTGAATTATGTTTTGGATGGAGAACTTTGTATTGTAGATGAAAATGGTAATGAAGATTTTAAAGAAATAAGTAAGTTATATAAGAGAAAAGACTTTACAATTCCTAATCCAAGATATAAAATATTTGATTGTTTGTTTATTGATGAATTTAATATGCAACATTCTTGTATTCCTATTATGAAAAGGATGACTCGTTTTGGATTTTTGAAAATATTAGCAGAAAAGAATCCTAAGAATTTTGATCTTGTTACACAAAACGTAATTTCTTCTAAAGAAGATTTTGAGAATTGGGTAAAAATTGCAAGTGATAAAAAATGGGAAGGATTGATGTTAAGGAATTTGGAAGCACCATATGAGGGTAAGAGAACTAAAAATCTTTTAAAGGTTAAGAAATTTAACGATATGGAATTTGTTGTGCAGAATATTGAGGTTGGTCCGTATCGTGTAGTAGAAGATGGTAAAGAGTGTGAAATAGAAACAATGACTAATGTTGTTGTAGAATATAAGGGTAACAGATTGTCTATTGGTTCTGGATTCTCACTAGATGAAAGAAAAAGATTTTATGAAAATCCAAATGAAATTATAGGTAATGAAATTACGGTTCAATATTTTGAGGAGACTGAAGACAAGAATGGAAAAAAATCATTAAGGTTTCCAACGGTAAAAGTTATTCATTTGGGTAAGAGAGATAATTAATTTATTCATTAATCGAAAGGGGTTGTTTGTATGAAGTTTATTTTGGTTCTTATCACGTCATTGGTTCTGTGCTCATATTCTTTGGGAGATGACGTAGTAAGGCCTTAATTAATAAATAACGTTCGTGGGATATTTCTTGGGGGACTAAGTGAGGAAAAACAACCAAAAAAGAAATAAAAGAATATCGTAATAATTATGTATATATATATTTCAAAGAAAGAGTTAGATAAATGGTTAAAGGGTTTTCCGTTATAACAAATTTTGGTTGTGATACGGGTTGTGAATATTGTGTATGGAAACCCCATTCGTTAAAAGATATAATTACATCTTATGAAAACTGCAATTGGAAGAATTTAAAAAAATTAGTTTCTTATTATGAAAAAATTAGTATTTCTGGCGGCGGCGATCCTTTTTTTGAAATAGAAAAAAATTGGAAGTGGTTTGAAAAATTATTTGAAATTTACAATGGAAAAATAGATATTCACACATCAAAAATTTTAGACAATACAAATTGGGACAAATATAAATATTTTAATAAACTTGTGTTACATTTAAATTATGATAAATTTATTGCTTGTTTTAATGAAATTGAAAAAATAACCAATCCTATAAGATTGGTTTTTGTTATTACTACGAATCTTAATAAAGAAAAAATCATTCATATTAATAAATTAGTTAATAATAAATATGAATTAAGCTTTAGAGAGTTATTAGGAAATAAAACTACTGAAATTATAGAATTGGAAAACTATATTAAACAATCAAAATATTATTATATTGAACAAAAAGATTATAATTATTACTATATGCCAAATAATGAAGTTTGGAACCATTTTTTAACAAAGGAGGACTAATTATGTCATTTCAAAAATATTTAAAAAAACCATATACTCATTAAATGAAGATGTTAATGTTAATGATTTGTATAAAACTGCCATTGGAAATACATTTATTGGGTCTTGGTCAAGCCATACAGATGGAACAACAAAACACAAAATTTTTTATAATGAAAATGTTTTTATCAAACTTCAACCCATGGTGGTGAAATTATTGAAGTTAAAACTATTAATGCTGATAATTTAGATGAATATTCTGATTGGTTTAGTACTGAAATTTTTACTAAATTAAAAGAAGCGAGTGGATCAAATGATATTTAAAAATTCTTTTTATTTACCAAGTGGTCGTGTGTTTCTATTGGAAACTGAAGATGGTTTTCCAATAGAATGCACTGAAATGAGAGATGTGAATGTAAAAGGCGATAATCATTATGACGTTCGTAATTCGCAAGACCCTCATGTTATTTGGAATCATTTAAAACCATATGAAGATAAATGGCTAATTACAGTTTCTACTCAAAAAGGATGTGCCCATCAATGTCATTTTTGTGATGTTACTCAATTAAAATTTAAAGGTAATTTAACACAAGATGAAATAGAAACGCAAGTCAAAAGAATTTTACAATATACTCCTTATGTTACAAAGTCAAATAAAGTTAAAATCGGTTTTGCTAGAATGGGAGAACCAGCTCATAATATTAAAAATGTTATTGGTGCCATGAAAAATCTAAAAAATATATCTAAAGAAATGAATCGAGATTTTAAATGGTTGCCATGCTTTAATAGTATACTTCCAAGAAAGATTGAAGGAAATAATGGATTTGATATTATTGACAAAATTATAGACGTTAAAGAAAACTTTTTTGATGGATTTCTTCATTTTCAAATTTCTTGTAATTCTACAGATGAAATAATGAGAAAACAACTATTTGGTGGTGCTGATGTTTTATCCATTGAAGAAATAGTTTCGTATATTAACAAAAAAGATGTTTCAAACAGAACAATAACATTAAATTTTATTGTTATGAAAGGAATTGAAATAGATATTAATAAGCTTGCTAAAATGGGACTAACTGGTGATAAATTTAAAGTTAAATTAATTCCTCTTAATAATACAATTAAATCTCAAACAAAACACTTAGAAACTTTAGCAAACTATACTAATTATGAAGAATTAGAAAAAATAGGAAACGACTTTAATAAAATTGGAGTTCCAACAGTAATAGATGCTATTGCTAAATGTGAAGAAGCGGGCTTATGTTGTGGTCAATTGGCACATATATTTTTGGAGAATAAAAATGAAAAATGAAAAAGACAAACAACTTGTAATAACCCAGTCCATAATCTACAAATTGAAAATCATCTAATAGATGCACATAATGGCCATTAAATGATAGAGATTTTTATGAAATTAAAATTTTATAGCTTAAAGTAATAGATAAATCGATGTAACTATTAAAAATAATGATTGACTTCAATATTTCCATATATTATATTAGTAATGAATAAGTAGGAAATATATAATTTTGAAGAAATGGGGACAAAATGAAATATTAAAGTTTTTAAATGTGCACTAGTAGAAATCCACTAGGTCTTCAGCCTAGTGGATGAATGTGTAATTTAGAAAGGAGATGATTATAAATGTTGCAATAAACATACTCAACGAAGGTTTGAGAAATAGAATCGTAGGTACTACGAAGATAGCCTAGGTAAACTTGTTCCGTTAGGAATATTGACTAGGAAGCCGACAAGTCTTTAGCTTATCGGTAGTTCACTAATAAAAGTTATTCATTATGGTAAAAGAGATAATTAATTTATTCATTAATTGAAAGGGGTTGTTTGTATGAAGTTTATTTTGGTTCTTATTATGTCATTAGTGTTATTTACACAATCATTTTCTCAACAGTTAGAGATATCTCAAAGAGAAAATGTAACTTCTCACATATATGTTGCTGGTACAGAACGATATATGAATACAGAAATGGGTGGACTTGATTTTATTAAACGAATAGTCAATCTTGTTCAAAGAGGCAGACTTCATAATTCATATCAAGGTTTTATTATGGATGGGGTTGTTAATGATACGTTAATTGAAATTAATTTATATTTAAAAGCTATTAATGTTTATGCAAATCAACAAATGTTTCACCAAAATAGAGATGAATTATTATATGAACATTCTCAAATATTTTCTGCTGTAATGTTACAAACTTTTCAATCTATTGCTGGATTTTATGCTATGAGATTATATTGTGAAGAGAATCCCGAAGCATTAGAAATTTTAGCGAGGGTAAATGATCAAACACCAGAAGAATGGACTAATACGGTATTAAATGAAATTCCAAGAATGGTTTTTAAATTTGGATTTGTAGATCAAAATTATTATATTCTTGGTGAATATGATGTATTTCGATATAATCTATATTCACATCCACAAAGAGGTCTTAGGAACGAAGTTGCTAAATTAGTACAAACCTATAAGAATAGGTAATAGCATGAATATTAATTTTGGAAATAATGTTAATTATCCTATTTATGATGATTCTGGAAAAGTCTGCCACGTATATGAGAAAATTAAAAATTAAAGGAACTATAATGGAATTTAAATTGGATTGTGAACAGAGGGCAAAGTATTGTTAAAGTTAAATGTGGGTGTGGTGAAGAGTTAAACTTAACTAATGTTGAAATATACCATTGTCAAGCTCAAATGTTGAGGACTGGTAATGAAAGATGTTTCCGTAATTCCTAAAGGAATGTATTATAAAGATTTAAATATTTATTGAAAAAATATGTAAACCAGGATGTGGTGCAGGGGAATTATCTTGGGAGGAAGTTGGAAACAAAATAAAAGACATACTATCCGAGAATGTTGTTATATGTTCATTATGAACTTGATTTTATTTGTGACATTAATTATATTAATCATACTAACATAAGTGGTTTATTAACGAAACGTCAGTTGGATAGGAGTTTGGAATGGAAGAATGCGAAAACTTTTTTCACGATAAATATGGTTATTGCTATTATTCTATCGAGCCGGGTAAAAACCCCGTGATATTCAATTTGTATATTGAGCCGGAATACCGGGGACAAGGTCATGCGAGAAAGCATTTACAATTCGTAATAAACGAAATCAGGAAAACTGGCTATCAAGGCAGAATTGAAATCGAAGCCACCCCAAGGGAGAACAGCATCGATTTGGAAAAGTTGGTTTCGTTTTATAAAAGACTTGGGCTTGAAATTATCGAAGGTGCCAAAAACACCGAACAAGCTAATCAACCTGACTCGGGCGAATAGCCCTTCGTACAGAAGTTATATTGAAAAACATATTTAAAGGAGAGATATATGTTATATACTGTTATTAAAACTGCAATTAATAACGCAATGAAAAGTGGTGAAAAATCAACCGTATCATTTTTTAGATATATAGATGCTCAGATTCAAAATGTAGTGATGGAACAGAGAATTGAGTCGCCTACTGATGAAATTGTAATTTCTATTTTTCAAAAAGAAAAAAAGAAAATCAATGAAGAAATGGGATATGTTAGACAATCAAATAAACAAACTGATAAATTGTTAGAATTGGAACATCAATTGAAGTTAATTGACATTGTTTCACCAAAAGAAATTCCTGAATCTGATTTATCTAATTGGTTAGATGAATACATCGAGAGGAATGGAGAAGAAGTCTCTATGAAATTAATGGGCAAAATAATTAAAGAAATTACTGAAACTGATAGTAGAATCTTAAATAAAAGTGTGTTGTCTAAATTATTAAAAGAAAGAATTGGGTAGGAGGAACACTTGGGATATCATAAAACGCATATTTCAGAGGAAATATCTGAATATAATGATGCTAAGAAACAAGGTTGTAAAATATTAGAAATTGTTGAATTATCAGATATATGGTGCTCTTGAGGAAGTTGTGTGAAATACTAATTTTAAGGAGGTTACGATGAAAGACAAGTTAAAAGTTATTTTTGACACACTTGAAGGTGTTTTGGGCGATACAGAACCGTGGATTGAAGAGGATATGACGGATGATGAAATTCGAGAAGAGGAACCTATTTTTTGGTGTGCTAAAGAAGTTATGAGCCTTATCAAAGGTTTAAATTAGTACATCACACAACAATCAAAGCCCAAAACGGAAATACCGCTTCGGGCGTTTGAATAGGCGTTGCTATAACTTACGGTTTAACAATGGAAGATTTAAAGAAAATGAGTGATCTTACAAAATTAGTTTTTAAGGATGGTACTAGATGATTGATTATAGGAAATTAGCAGATAGTGTTGAGTTTTATTCTAAAATGATTAATATGTTAGGAGAATAATGTAATGAATTTATTATATAAAACTAAACTATTACAGTTTCACGATAATTTAATCACCAAATTAAAAAAAAGATATGAATACAATGAATTTGTTTCAGATGAACAAATACAGAAAGATAAACAATTATCTAAAGATATGAGTAATAATATTAAGATTAGAATTGGAAGAATAATTGCTCCAAGTTCTGTTGTTATTAAACATTATTGTTTGATTGATATATTAAATAATAGTCCTGATAATTATGATAAAATATATAAATTAATTAATCAACTATCTCCTATTAGTCCTAATGGTAGATTGTGGTTAGAAGGTTATTCGTATTGGATAGAATGTAAAGATGTATTAGAACTTTATTCAAATGTATTTAATAACAATCATAGATATATTGTATCTATTCCTATTAATCTATTTATTTTAGAAGTTGATACTTGTTTTCAGAAAACATCATATGTGGACAATAATATTTCTTATCCCGTTATGTTATCATCGTTAAATAAAATTCCTTTGCAAAATCATTTACAAGATTATAAAATGTCTATTCCTAATATTAATATTTATCCTATTAGAAAAATGGGAGATACTTATGAAATTAGAAAGACTTTATTAGGATTCAATACCCGTGTTTCGGGTATAAATTATAAAGTAAAAATAGAAAAAGCAAATAATAAAATTATTTATAATCTTTCTTTTTCAAAAGTAAAAGAATATATTAGATTTAATAATCAAGAGCGTAAGTATGTTTCAAATTGGGAAGAAATAAAAGATACTTTCTTGAGATTGGATAGATTATTTTCTGCACTTAAATTGTTGATTAGGAGTTAAAATGGAAAGAGGAAAAGATAAAAAAGGATCACATGAAAAAGATTGATGATCTAATTAAACATTTAGTAATTGAGGAGGGGGAAATCGATGATAGAAATTAAAAATGTCGAATGTTTTGGATATCATAGAGTAATAGACGCTGTTAGACGTTCTTTTAATTCTCAAGATAAATCCGATAGTTTTGGTGATTATACTAATTATACTTTTGGGGAAAAAGATTTTAAGTTATTATCTGGTCTTATTAAGAATGGTGATTCACACGCAAAGATAATGAGGATGGTATGGGTTTGGTTAGATTTGAAAGCACCAAGGAGATTTTGGGTTGATTTTGATACTTATAAACTTGGTAGAATTGATATTGACCCATCTGATATAGAAATGTTTTCAGATTCTACAATGCACACTATTAATAAAAAAATTTTAGAAAAAACTGACTTTGCGAAATATACAGAACAATCAACTATTGATCTTATAAATAAAAAGATTGAGATGTATAGATATAATCCTTGTAATGAAGTATTGATGGAGATTAAAGATAATTTACCAGAGGGATTCCTACAAGAAAGAACATTGAATTTAAATTATCAGGCACTCCGTCATATTTTCTTTGATAGAAGATTCCACAGACAACCAGAGTTTAGGACTTTATGTTGTTGGATTAAATCTTTACCGTTTGCAAAACAATTAATCACAGTAGAATAATTGTATGCATAAACCATACAAAGGAGATAATAATGGAAATACTTAAATTGATAATGAAAATTATTAAAAAATTATTGCGATATACTAATGTTATTCCAAATCCACCTATTGAAGATATTGTAATGGTAGATGAAGAAAAACCAGAGGAAAGTAATATTGAAGAAAAACCAGAGGAAAGTAATATTGAAGAAAAGAAAGTTTTAATAACAGAAGAACAATTTAAGAAATTATTTCCAATAGCAGATATTTCTTTTGTTGATATATTAAATAAGACTTTAAGAAAAAACAAAATTGATACGCTAGAAAGAGTATCGTCTTTTCTTGCTCAAACAGGTCACGAAAGTGCTATGTATACTGTCTTTACTGAAAATCTTAATTATAGTAGAGAAGCTTTACTTAGAGTCTTTCCAAGACATTTTACTGTAGATATTGTAGATCATTATGCAAGAAACCCCGAAAGGATAGCTAATCGTGCATATGCGAACAGAATGGGTAATGGTGACGAACATTCTGGTGATGGTTGGAAGTTTAGAGGCAGATCAGCAATCCAACTAACTGGAAGAGCAAACTATGAAGAATTTGCAAAAAGTATAGGTAAATCGATAGATGAAGTTATCCCATATTTAGAAACCTATAAAGGAATAATAGACGCTACGATATGGTTTTGGAACAAACACAACCTCAACAGATTTGCAGACCAAGACGACCTAAGAGGACAAACAAGAGTTATTAATGGGGGATTTAACGGACTTCCCCATAGAGAAGAACTCTATACAAAAGCAAAAAAAATCTTAAAAGATAATTTTAATTAAATTATTTTATTTTACCCATTCCTTATATATCCGTTAGGAATGGGTTTTGTTTTATCAATATTAATATTATCGTTTATGATTATACTGGGCGCAGAAACAACACAACCAAGAAGATCAAGAAAATTCACATTTGATGATACTGAAGTCCAAGGATATTTAGATAATCCTACTCCTATTTATATTATGGACACCGATGATCCTAATTCAGAACCAATAACACTAGATCGATCTTTTAGAGAAGCATTAAAAATTAATATTGATAGAGAAACAATTGAAAGAACTACTAATCAATAAAAACATTCTTCTCCATTATAATTTTTATAGTGGAGAATTTTTTGTTTCCCTGTTCCTAATCTCCAACCTAATATGATTATTTTTTCGGGACTATTAGTAGAATGAATACCTTTCTCAATACCAGGAACAAAAATTTTTGCGTGACAAGTCCTACATACAAGTATTCGATTTCTTTGACTATTTTCACCATTCATTGAAACGGGAATAATATGATGGGATTCATATAAAAATCTATCTTCTGATTGAAACCCACAATTAGGAAACTCACATTTAAACATCATAACTCCTTGATTTATATATTAAAGTATTTTTCTCAAAAAACATTTGACTTCACATGTTCCATTAATTATATTTATATCGTAACCATTTGGAGGATTATAAAGAATTACCTAATGACTATGGTTATAGGATTGGTGATACGGCAAGAATAGTTGATATGAGAGAAGTTAAAAAAGAAAAGGAGAATTGATTATGAGAACGGTAATTGGAATTATTGATACACAAAATGATTTTATGAATGTTGGTGGTAAATTGCACGTCCCTGGTGCAGATAAGATTAAAAATGTGATTAATAACATTATTAAATTTGGTAGAGAACGTAACACAACGGTATACTTTACTCAAGATAATCACGATGGAAGTGAGCCTGAATTTATTAAAAATGGTGGTCCTTTTCCATTCCATTGTATGATGAATACTGATGGTCAAAAAAATATTAAAGAAGCACTCCCCGAAGAAAACGAAATGGTATTTCATAAGAAATGTTATGACGTGTTTGATCCTACATTGGGTAATCGAGATATTGTTAGATGGTTGAAAGAAAACAGAATTACAGAAGTCTATCTTGCTGGTGTAGCAACGGATTATTGTGTAAAGGCACACGCAATAGGTCTTAGGAAATTAGGCATTGATACTTATGTTTTTACTGATGGCATAATGGGTGTTGAAGATACTACTACAGAAAATGCTATTGATGAAATGAAAAGGGCAGGAGTTCGATTCGTAAGATTCTTAGTATAATTAATTTTAAAGGATTTGATAATGAACGCATTAATTAAGAAAGCAATGATATTTGCAAACAAATTGATGATATGTGGGAACACTTAAACAATTAATCAAAAAAGAGGATTAATATGAATGCAGATGAGGAGTTTATGATATGATAATTAGATCGTTATTAGATCAGGATTTATATAAACTGACTATGTTACAGGTTGTATTGCATCAATTTCCAGATACTTGGGTTAAGTATAGGTTTAAATGTAGGAATGATATTGATCTGCTTCCATACAAGGAAGAAATTGAAAAAGAGATTGATCATTTATGTACATTGAGATTTGTTGAGAAAGAATTAAAATATTTATCTGGTATTAGGTTTATTAAAAGGGATTTTGTAGAATTTCTTAGGTTATTCCAATTGAATCGTGATTTTATTAAGATCACAAATAAAGATGGTAAATTGGATATTACCGTAGAAGGTCCCTGGATACATACCATATTCTTTGAGATATTTGTATTATCAATTGTACAAGAGGTATATTTCCGACATCAAAAAATTGATTTGGAAGAAATCAGTAATAGATTAAATACTAAAATTGATTTATTGGAAATGTATGAAAAAGAACATCCAGGACAATATCCAACTATTGTCGATTTTGGTGCAAGAAGACGTATCAGTTATAATATTCATAGATTCATTCTTAATCATTTAATATCTAATAATGTTGTAATTGGAACAAGTGATGTTCATTTTGCAATGGAATTTAAGATAAAACCGATTGGAACTTTTGCACATGAATTTGTAATGGCATTTCAAGGACTGAATAAATGTCAATTGAAAGACAGTCAGAGTTATGCTTTTGAATCTTGGGTGCAAGAATACAGAGGAGATTTAGGAATTGCTTTAAGTGATACATTGGGAACAAATAAATTCTTGAAAGACTTTGATTTATATTTTTCTAAACTATTTGATGGATTACGTCACGACTCTGGCTGTCCTTTTGAATGGGGTGAAACAATGATAGATCATTATAAAAGAATGAATATTAACCCTAAAACAAAACACTTAGTATTTTCTGATGGGTTAGATATACCAAAGGTAATTGAATTGCATAAACATTTCTACAATAAAATTAATGTAAGTTTTGGAGTAGGAACAAATTTCACTAATGATTGTGGGATTCCACCACTACAAAATGTAATGAAAATGGTAGAATGTAATGGTAATCCTGTTGCAAAACTAAGTAATGATCTTGGTAAGGGCATGTGTGAAAATGTAGATTTTCTAAATTATTTAAAATCAACAATTTAGAATTTTTTAAATAAATGCTTGACTTCGTTGTTTCCATTATCTATATTAAAGATATAATGATTTTAAAAGGAGTTTGATTATGTTACAGGTTCAAATTAGAAATGGTCAGAATGTTGTATTTATTTCCGAGGTGTATGAAACAAAACAAAAAATCGATGAAGTCAAAAAATTGATTGATTCGGTAATGGATACTCCAAATTGTATCTGTATTGAGTTGAGAAATATTAATGGAAATCATTGTTACATTCCAAAGTCTATATTACTTACTAATGTAATAACAATGTGTGAAAACTGATAAAGAATATTAAAATGATAGAATTAAATGGTAAATATACTACTGCAAAGATAATGATCGATAATGTAGAATCCGAGTGTATTAAGCAGATTACTACATTTATAAATCATCCTGCTTTCACTAATCCCATTGCAATAATGCCAGATTGTCATGTAGGAAAGGGAGCGGTAATAGGACTATCAATGCCAATGGGAGACAAGATAATTCCTAATACTATTGGGGTTGATATTAATTGTGGAGTATTATCTTTTAATATTGGTAAAGAACTTCCAATGTCAAAAGAGGACTTGGAAAGAAAGATTCGTTCTAAAATACCAATGGGGATGAATTACCATAAGAAATCAGTATTTGATGTAAAGAACAATTTCCCTTGGAAAGAAGTTAAAGCATCTGCTCATAATTTTATGATGGCATATAATGAGAAATTTAATAAAGAAATTTCTCCACCTACTTATTCAATGTATTGGTTTGAGAATAAGTGTAAAGAGATAGGCATATCATTAAACCGAGCAATAACAAGTATTGGTACATTGGGTGGTGGAAACCATTTCATTGAGATTGGGAAGGACTTAAATGGAGATTATTGGATTACTATTCATTCTGGTTCTCGAAATTTTGGTAAGTGTATATGTGAATATTGGCAGAACATTGCAACTAAGAAGTTTAAAAATAATCATTCAGATAATAAATTGAATGAGATCGAGGAAGCAAAGTCTACCTATTCGGGGAAGGAATTATACAACAAAATAAAGGAGATCAAAGAAAAATACAATTATAAAATTGACATTAATGGATTGGAGTATTTGGAAGGTACTGAGGCTTCAGGATATTTCTTTGATATGATATTTGCACAGAAGTATGCTGATGTCAACCGAGGAGTTATGGCAAAAATAATATTGGATATTCTAAATGTTGATGCTATTGATTGGATTGAGACAAAACATAATTTCGTTGATTTTAAGGATATGACTATTCGTAAGGGAGCAATCCGGTCTTATGTTGGTGAGAGATTTGTTCTTCCTTTTAATATGAGGGATGGTATATTGATTTGTGAAGGTTATTCCAATGAAGAGTGGAACAATTCTGCTCCTCACGGTGCTGGACGAATAATGAGCAGGTCAAAGGCAAAGAAGAACATCGATCTTGAAACCTTTAAGGAACAGATGAAGAATGTATATTCAACGTCGGTATGTGTTTCTACTTTGGATGAAGCTCCGGATGCGTATAAGGATTCTTCAATCATTGAAGAGGCAATTAAACCAACAGCAAAGATATTGAATAGAATTGTTCCAGTAATTAACTTAAAATCTTGTTAGGAGAATTAAAATGGTTGCGTGTTATGCTTTTTCTGGTGACCCTATCACCTTTGGTCACTTGGATTTATACTTATCAATATTATATCGATATTCTTAAATTGGAGATTGATGACAAAGCACGTAAGGGTCTTGATATTATGAAAAGACTTTGTGACAATTCGGGATTCCATTATGTATATGATACGTTTGCGGTTATTTGTGATAGACCAGAAAAAATAAGTTTGAATGATAATGGTGAAGTTCATTGTGAAGATGGACCTGCTATTAGATACAGAGATGGATTTGAGATTTATGCTATTGATGGTCATATTGTATCTAAATTAATTGTAATGACTCCTGAGAAAATTACTACTGATATGATACAACAGGAAGGATATGCTGAAGTATCTCGTATAATGATTGAACGATATGGACTATCTAAATACCTTGTTGATACTGGTGCAAAAATTCTTGATATGGATTTTCTGTCTCTTAATGGTTCTGCTACTAGGATTTTGGTAGAAGATACTAATGGTCAGAAATGGTTGATTGGTTCAGATGGATCGACTAAGAGAACATATAATATGTCTGCTCCAAGGGAAGCAAAGACTTGCAAAGAGGCGCATTCTCTTATGTCTGGATTTGATGAAAACCGATTGATTGCAGAATCTTGAGGTTAAGTATAATTAATTATATTGAGGGTATAACTTTAAAAAAGAGTGGGAAAAAAATGCTTTTAACAAAACAGATTTTAGAGAATCATGGAGCTTGTGGTGAGGGTATGTATTGGTACATCTCAAACGACGAACCAGCATCTGTTGAAGAAACTATTGAAAAACTTTTGGCACCAAAAGCTAAACTTTTGGCCTTAAACGAGCATGAGAAATTTGTCTGGTCAAAGAGGTTTGACTGGTCGAACTGGTTACTAAGTCACGTCTTACCGGTAGATGATAAAATTAGGTACGCTATTTTTGCTGCTGAATTAGTACTTGACATTTTTGAAAAAGAGTTTCCAGAAGACAAACGTCCGCGAAACGCAATCGAGGCAGCACGAGAATATTTATCGAATAAAGATGATGTGGTGGCGGATGAGGTGAATGAGGCGGCGGATCGTGCGGCTCGTGCGGTTTGTGTGACGGTGGCTCGTGTGGTGGGTCGTGTGGGTCATGCGTCGGCTTGCGCGGCAGCTTGTGCGGCTCGTGATGCTGCTCGTGCGGCTTGTGATGCGGCTCGTGCGGCTTGTGTGACGGATGAGGATTATGCGGTGACTTGTGCGGTGGTGAATGCGGTTTATGCTGCGGCTCGTGATGCGGCTCGTGCGTCTCGTGAGACGGATGAGGCTTATGTTGTGACTTATACAAAAATCATAAATTACGGCTTGTCATTGATTGAGAAATGTGATGACCGTTGTTGCGAAACACAAGATTAAAATTAAAGTCAAAGTAATTTTTTTCTTGCACATGTCACAAAAAAGTGTTATATTTAGTATTGTTAGCGTTATGATTTTACAAACAATAAACCCAAACCTAAAAAGAGGGAATGATGGAATTAACAAAACAGGTTTTAGAGAATTACGGAGCTTGCTATGAAGGTATGCTGTGGTACACTTCGAACGGAGAACCTGCCTCAGTTGAAGAAACCATTGAAAAACTTTTGGACTCAGATGAGTGTGAAAAGTTTGAGTGGTCAAACTGGTTACTAAGTCGTGTCTTGCCGGTAGATGATAAAATTAGGTACGCTATTTTTGCTGCTGAATTAGTACTTGACATTTTTGAAAAAGAGTTTCCAGAAGACAAACGTCCGCGAAACGCAATCGAGGCAACGCGAGTCTATTTATCGCATAAAGATGCGGCGGCTGCTGGTGCTGCTTATGATGCAGCTGGTGCGGCTGATGAGGCGGCTTATGAAGCGGCTCGTGATGCGGCTGATGTGGCTGCTTATGCGGCTCGTGATGCGGCTGCTTATGTGGCTCGTGCGGCGGCTGATGCGACTTATACGACTTGTGCGCATTATGTGGATTATGTGGCGGCTGATGCGGCAGCTTGTGCGGCGGATTATGCGGCTGATGCGGTTCGTGTGGCGGATGAGGCGGATGAGGATTATGCGGTGGCTTATACAAAAATCATAAATTATGGTTTGTCATTGATTGGGAAATGTGATGTCCATTGTTGCAAAACACAAGATTAAAATTGAAGTCAAAGTAATTTTTTTCTTGCACATGTCACAAAGTTTTATTATATTAATAATGTAGTTAATGGTTCTGATTTTACAAACAATAAACCCAAACCTAAAAAGGAGAAATAATGCTTTTAACAAAACAGATTTTAGAGAATCACAGAGCTTGCGATAGGGGTATGCTGTGGTACACTTCGAACGGAGAACCTGCCTCAGTTGAAGAAACTATTGAAAAACTTTTGGCACCAAAAGCTAAACTTTTGGCCTTAAACGGGCATGAGAAGAGGTTTGACTGGTCGAACTGCAGTTCGACCAGTCATGACTGGTCGAACTGGTTACTAAGTCGTGTCTTGCCGCTCGACGATAAAATTCGATACGCTATTTTTGCCGCGGAATTAGCGCTTGACATTTTTGAAAAAGAGTTTCCAGAAGATAAACGTCCACGGAACGCAATCAAGTCAGCACGAGAATATTTATCTAATAAAGATGGTACTGCTGCGGGTTATGCAGATTATGCAGAGCGTGCGGCTGCTTATGCGGATCGTGAGACTTATGCTGATGCAGCGACTTATGCGGATCGTGCGGCTTGTGAGGCAACTCGTGCGGCTCGTGCTGCTTGTGCTGATGATGCTGATAATGCGGCGGATTATGCGTATTATGCAGTGGTTGATGCGGTTTATGCAGTTTATGAGGATCGTGCTGATGATGCTGATAATGTGGCGGGTGAGGTGGCTCGTGCGGCTGATGAGGCTTATGTGTCGACTTATACAAAAATCATAAATTACGGCTTGTCACTGGTTAAGAAATGTGATGACTGTTGTTGCAAACCACAAGATTAAAATTGAAGTCAAAAACATAACAAGGGGGAATAATGTTTTTAACAAAACAGGTTTTAGAGAATTACGGAGCTTGCAATAAAGGTATGCTGTGGTACACTTCGAACGGAGAACCTGACTCAGTTGAAGAAACCATTGAAAAATTACTATCATCAGATGAGCATAAGAAGTTTGGATGGTCAAACTGGTTATTAAGTCGTGTCTTGCCGCTCGACGATAAAATTCGCTACGCTATTTTTGCAGCTGAATTAGTGCTTGACATTTTTGAAAAAGAGTACCCAAATGACAATCGGCCTCGGAACGCAATCGAGACAGCACGAGAATATTTATCTAATAAAGATGTTGCGGTGGCTCATGAGTTGGTTTATGCAACTCGTGTGGCGGATGATGCTTGTGCGGATGATGCTCATGCTGCTCATGCAGCAGCTTGTGTGGCTCGTGCTGAGGCTGCTTATGCGTCGGCTCGTGCGGCTTATGCGGCTCGTGATGCGGCGGTTCGTGCGGCGGATGCGGCGGCTCGTGCGGCGACTGATGCGGCTTATGATGCAGCTTGTGCGGCGGCTGATGCGGCGGCTGATGTGGCTAGTGCGTCTCGTGCGACGGATGAGGCTTATGTGGCGACTTATACAAAAATCATAAATTATGGCTTGTCGCTGGTTAAGAAATGTGATGACTGTAAAAATAAGAATTATTAATTATGAGAATGTGGATGGTAAATCTTTTATGTCTTTGTAATAAACATCTAATTGGAGAACACGGTGAAATTCACAAACACCATCACGTTTTTGTTAAAAAATATTCTGTATTAGGAAGATTTTTTCTTGTTGTGCAAATTTGCACAACGAATTAGCACAAGAGATGATATCTCGAAATATGAACCACAAATCACCATATCTAATGCCAGATGTATCGTATATTGATTATTATAAAGACTTAATTACCAGATGTAAAGATTGTAAAGAGAGAATTTTTGAATATGGTCGAAAAAATATACAGTCACTAGATAATTTATCCGATTCTATTTATCGTGAAATTTTCTATGAAAGTTCTAATAACATAGAATCAATAGTATATGCTAATATCAATTATGGTAATAATAAAATACACGATTTGTTATATTTATATGAAAGGTTGCACGAGTGAAAAATTTAAATGATTGTTTATATAATTTTGTTTTTGGTTCTATCCTTGAAAAAATATTCGATAATACAAATGCAGACGTCTATCATTTAATCGATATAATTAATAAACAAGATCATCTTTATGAATTTTTTCGTAATTATAATGCACAAGAACACCTAAAATATATTACCCGTTGGAAATGAGATCATCTTTTTCTCGAATACATTTACAGAAAAAAATTAATAAAAATGAAGGAGTCTAATATGTTTTTGTTTTCAAAACCTTTTAAGAAAAAGTCTTCACCTAAACGAATGTATGTGATAGTAAGAGGGGATTTATCAACAGAGTATCGAATGGTACAAGGGGCTCACGCTTTAGCTCAATTATTAATAGATAATCCCGATGTAAATTTCCCCGGTTCCATGAGTGCTGGAGACTTCCCAAGAAATTTTCAATTAGCTTTGGGCTATCACAGTGCAAACACAAACATATTTCAAATGCGAAGCAGGCACGACAACACCGGGGAGTGGGATGATTGGGTTTCACTTGACTTGTTAGAATGGAAGAATAAATATTTGATTTTTCTGAAAGCACGGAATCTTAAAGCGTTGGTGAGTTTGTATTACAAACTTCAGGGACAAGGGTACAAAATTTCAAAATTTAATGGACCGGATTTAAATGATCATGTGACTGCAATTGCTTTGTATACCGAGGTGGACAATCCACTTATTAAACATTTACCACTTGCATGGGAGAATATATAATATGAAAGGTGAGGCTTTTCATACCAAACCAGCTAATGAATTTGAAAAATCATTAGATCAAATAATTAATTCAATTTCTTTTTTGAACGAAATTGCTAATAGAATTGAATTACGTATTAATAAGATTCTAAAATTAATTATTAAATATGGATTTGTTTCTATTGCAATCGTGTGTGTTGGTGTTATTGCATTCGTATTAAAATTAGTGATTAGTATATTTTCACCAAACAAAGGATGTAAAAATTGAATCGTTGTAATTTTGGTGGAGATTGTAGGTATAAGTATGAGTAAACCAATTCCAATAGAAGAGATCGATAAAGAATTTGCAGAACAAATATTAGATGTTGTTCATAAAAGAACTCCTGCGATTGTTTCAAACACAAGAGTCTTTGAAACAATCAATGGTAAGTTAAAAGAAGTGTTTCTTGATAAAATAGGTAGAAACGATCCTTGTATGTGTGGATCAAATAAAAAATTCAAAAAATGTTGTGAGGGTAAATTATGAGAGTAATAACACCAGAACATAAAGATATGATTGATATTACAGATTCTTTATAATACTATCTTGTATTTAAAAAAGGAAAAGTATAAAGATTTATTATTTAAGAACAGAAACAAATAAGACTTTAATAGAGATAGAACTTTATATCAAAAAAGGTGAGGAGTTTGATTATGTTGAAGCAAACATTAGAGTTCTATAAACAATATGTCTTGCATATAATTAATGACAATAATAAACCTATTTATGATTTGTATAACAATGCAACCAAGGAGGCTCAAGATGTCAACCAATGCACCGAAACAACCATTAAATGAAGATGTTAATCGTAACCACAATGATGGTGTAAACTCGACAAGAGGCTTAAATCCTCCTGCTCAGGTACAACCACCGCCACCTCCACCGCCACCTCCTCCTAAAAAAATATTCTGTAAAGTATTGGTGGTTGGTCTTGGATAAGAAACAAGATTCAAAAAATAAATGATATTATGGATGGAGGATTTAGTGATTCTACTAAGTGATAATACTAGAATTATTGCAAAATACGATTATTATGATGCAGAATACGATAGTTATTTTGATTTTTTGCATTATGTGTTACAAAGAAAAAAGAAAAAGAAATTCCTATTTTGGGAATATGATTGTTGGATATCGATTTGTTCAGTATCAAAAAATGTTAATTCTATTAAAACATTAATTATAGATTTGTTTGAATTGGAAATTAAAAATGTTAAAAACTTACCAATTTGGGAACAAAAGGAAAGATTAGAATATTTAAAAGAACTACATAAGGAAGAGGGAGAACAAATATGGAAACATATTGGAAACTAATTCAAGATTCAAAAGAATTTATTGAACAAATTAAAGAGGGGAATTTTTATTGTAACTATGAATATTACTAAGACATTAGACAATATTGTGATGAAGTCTGACTTAGATAAGAAGATCGAAATCAAATTGAATGAAGAGATATACAATGCCTCTTCTTATTTTATATGGTAATATAAAATCAGAGAATAGATTTACAAATCTAGTTCCTATGTTAAAAACCCTATCAATTCAGTAAGGAGTTCAATTATGATTCAATATGGCAGAAAACCTAAAAAAAGTCATAGTTCACAAAAATCACAAGAAGAAATTCCTGAATCAAATAATAATAATAATAAAAAAATAAACAATAGGAAATACATTCCATCCGAATATAAATATATAATTGATTTAAGAAAATGAGGAGATTGTAACTACTATCTATGAGAATGAATGGGATGCAAAAGGATTTGACTCAATAGATTCTCTAAGAAAATATATTATAGATTGGTATCGTTATCCTGATGGTTCTGGTTGGGAGATTCATTCTGTATATGATACCGAGAACAAAAGAAAAATGGAGTATGAAATAAACGTGGATGTTGATATAAAATGAACTTCCTTTTAGAAAAAATCCAATTACTATTATAGAAAAACAAACATCATCGAGAATGAATTATTATCCAAATATGATGTTTGTTTAAATAATATTAAAATTCAATATTACGATGATCTTGATTGGTTTTATGTTCGGAAGATTAATTTAAAAAAGACTTGACTTCATTATTTGCATAATCTATATTATAATTGTTGATATTTTGAATAAGGAGTTCAAATGAAAATTGCAGGATCATATTCTCAATTGGTTTATTATTCTAAAGGATGGTTTGAGACTACGGACACCATATCTGATCTAAAGAAAATAGTTGCTCATAGATCGGGTATATCCGAGGAATATGTAAACACTTCACATATTATTAATTTGTTAAATGATGCTGTTTGTAGTCTAATGGACGTAAAAGATGTTGGAAAATTTCTATTGGATTTTTTATCTGCAATTGATCCAGATTCTATGATGTTTAAAATGTTTGATAAAAAATATGATTTTAGAGAAGCAGTAATATCAAAATATCTTGGTCTCCTCGGTCTTCTTAAAATATATGAAGGGGATGAATGTTTGATAAAACTTGATGATATTGACCCAACTATTATGAAATTAAAGAAAATTAACGATGGGTAATTATTCAACCATAATAAATTTCAAACCGGTGTTTGATGTGATAGATAATTTGATTTCTATTCCAATAGATGATTCTATATTTAGTTCATCCTATAATAATGATTTAATTTTTAGGTGTTTAAGGGATGATATTATTAAACAAACGGGCCCATTTTCGGTAATAGAAATTATTGACTCGTCGGAAAAAATGCAATCGTAAATAGATAACAAGGATTTGTTATGCAATCAACAAATGAAGTATTACCAACCATTATTAATTTGTTGTCTAAAAAGAATAAGACAAAATATGCATTCACTGGATTTATTAATATTAGAAATGATCTTTGTATGAAATTTCTTGATATGAATACCAAAGAAGTATTGATTATTCCAAACAAAGATATTATTGATAATGTTATTGAACACCCAACATATTCTAATAAATGATTGATTATGAATAACATAAAACTAAATAACCATCCATAAAAAACAATCATATAATCCACTGATATTCCCTATTCATAATATCGTCTGGGATAATATCAGATCAACGATATATAACCTAACCATAATCGAAAAAGAAAGATTAAAAAAATGAATAACAAGGCGGAAGATAAAATTATTAAAACTTTATCAATATACAAATCTCTAATCAATGTTAAAATATATCATAACATCCATATATTAATTCATCTATAATGGATGAGGTTAAATCAGCTACTAATATCCATATATTCAAAAAGATTCATATTAGAATTAATGAAAAGGATAACATAATAAACAAAATTAAAAATACATAACCAATTGATAAATATAAATCTTATTACAAAATTAATAGAACTAATTTTAATATTAAATAATACAACAACCTGTGACCCTCTCTCTATATAAACAATAGGAAAATAATATGAAAAACATAAACAAATGCACATCCACAAATAACCATATATATGGATGACTCACCACAATCAATATGAAAAACCTAACACTTATTCGTATAATGGAATGATGATAAAATCAGTAACCTTAAAATGTATCCCAATAAGGAATCATATTATAAGTAGCAGTGCATAACAATCAATATAAGGACTAAGTAAGGACTATTAGTATTTTATAAGGACTAAGTAAGGACTATTAGTATTTTATAAGGACTAAGTAAGGACTATTAGTATTTTATAAGGACTAAGTAAGGACTATTAGTATTTTATAAGGACTAAGTAAGGACTATTAGTATTTTAT